TACATCTTACGCACGTGCGAGTTCCGACGAGAAGGCCGACGCGGACCCTCAGATCATTTGTCCCCTCTTGTCCCCGCTTGCAAACCCGCCAGGGGACAGTCCTTTCCGCAGGTCAGCGGGGTTTTTGTCCCCTGTCCCCTCTTTTTCGGCTCACGTTGCGTTTCTCCGTGGGTGTAGATGCTAGTAGGACTAACAAGTCTTACGTGTAGAGAGAATATGATGAAAAACAGGGGACAAGAGGGGACAAGGGGACAATTTCGCTTTGACCTGGGGTTTTAGGTGTCCCCTTTCTGTCGATCTGTCCCCTCCAACAGGGGACAACAGGGGACACTTTTGGCTGTCAGCGGTGCATCGGGACGACGGCGTTCCACGACAGAGCTTCGATGGCCTCGGGTGCCACGACCATGGTCGGCTCATGATCTTGACTGCCGTCCGGTGTCTTGGCCGTCACCAGGCCCAGATCGGCGTTGTATCTCACGCAGCACACCTTGAACCATGTGCCGCTCAGACAAATGGCCGTGACGTTATCGAGATTGACGCGTTTGATTGCATCGAGTTTCATTTCATCCTCCTGGGTTCTGCCAGCTAGACGATCCGGTTATCTGCTGGACATCTCTTGAAACATCGTGGCCGATTAGCTTTACACCGAGCCAGTAGTATCCAAGCTGTTTGTTGACCCTCACCTTGTTCTGGGGTGAGTTGAAGCCAAGTTCTTTGAGCCGTCGTGTGAATTGCGGAGACGTGAGCTTGTGCTTTTCTGGGATGTGGTTGTCGAAAAGCCATTGCTCGTATCGAGTCCATACCGCCGCTCGCGATGTACACCATTCGACTTGATCACGCGCCCAGTTGATAGATGGCTTGTCCATGTTGGGTGCTGGCTTCAAGCACTCTTTGGCGAACAGAGAAATATCGTCCATATCGGAGGCGAATTCATCTGTGTCTGCACGCATGCGATCATTCTCAGGGAACTTACGCTCGCTTTGGCAGTACAGGTTGTAGCCCTCGATCAACCAATTGAGTACAGCCGTGCGTGATTCTCTACGCATTCTGGCTGCAATCGTGTCATCGGGATTCTGCTCTACCACGTTGAACGAGATAACGCGCAGTCGTTCTCTCAGAGCCTTGTCATGTCCTTCAATCTCGGGCACGGTGTTGGTGACCATGATCGGCAGAAACATCGGCACACGGTTGATGGTGGCGTTCTTGCCTTTAAGCTCTGCTTCGATGTAGTCGTTACCTGTGGCCGTCTTCATCTGATCCACGGTCAAAGGATTTCGTTTGTCTCGCGATAGCTCCACGATGCTCACCACACGTTTGGGCAGTGCTTGAGCAAGCACAGGATTGAGCTTGTGATACGTGAACAGTGAGCGGTTCGTTGTCTTGGCGTAATCACCCAACACTTCATTGATCATCGTGATCATCACAGACTTGCCAGTGTTGGCAGCGCCTTTGAAGATGATCAACTTCTTGTGTGGGTTCGATCCGATGAGAGCGTGCCCCAAGATGATTTGTACGTCACGTCTGTAGCTGGGATCGGGGAGGAACTTGTCTAGATATTCCTGCCAAAGCTTCTGTCCTGTGTTGGGGATTTCTTTCGGGTGAAGCCAAGGAACGCCAGTGTTGAGCGTAAGATAGTCTTCTGGTTCAGCGTCACGCAAGCGAGCGCCAGTGGGGTTGAGTTCAACCACGCCGTTGGCGACAGCAAGCAAGTCTGGCCTAGCGTCTATCTCGTTGATGTCTAGGTTGATTCCGGCGTGTGTTGCAATTGCAGCAATGGCGTTGTCTGCGTTGCGATTCATGCCAGAACTGGTTGCGAATTTATGCCAGTTGCTCCACGCACTCTTGGCTTCACGTACATCTGCTGCACTTACACCCGGCGTCTGCTGTGCGAACGCACGCATAGCATTGGTGTAGTCAACTTTCAGGTTCTCAGCGAAACCTTCTTGCTTGTCTCGCACTGCGCGAAACATCTGGCGCATGGTTCCGCGACCGTCTTCGTCCACTTCCCAGTGTGGTTGACGTTGGTCGTGATCGCCCTTGTGCCAGATGATCCAACCGAGTCCCTTGACGTAACGCACGGCTGGTCCCATGTTTGCGTCAGACCAGATGTCGATGAAGTGATCGGCGTTGCCGTCATCGTTTTGTCTGTATTCCGATGCAGGACTGCTTTGTTTTCGTGGGATGTCGAACAGGTTGTTGTCTGGCGGGGATGCCTCACTGCCCAGCAGTGGGACGCCCTGGTCGTCGGTGGACCCGCACTCTAGGTCGGTGGCCGGTACGCCCTCAGCACCAATAGCAATGCGGGCGTCCACCTTGGCCTTGACCTTGCGCAGTCCGTTGATTCGGCTGCGGAAAACTTCTCCGCGCAGTTCGTCAATAGATCGTTTGTCGCGCTTCTGTACTTCGTCAACGAACGCAGCTTCTATCTCATGAATCGCTGTGTCCCAGCCCTTGTGGCCTTCGGACGCCAGCAACATGATGTTCATGTGCGCGTTGACGATCTTGTCGTGAGACGTGGCTTCCTCACGAATCAACTTGATATGTTTGTCGGCTTTCTCTCGCATTCGAAAGCAAACCGCTTCATCCACGCCGAATTTCTCATACGCCCATGCGTAGATGTCATCGACAGTGGAATCCATGTCGATTTCGACCTTGCCCGCTTCCATCAGGCCGCGAGTCAAGAACTTGAGCCATGTTTCAGGCAACAGCGGTAGCTCCGTGGCTACCGGCAGTTCACCTACGCGCCACGCCTTTCGGCCTTCTGGTGTGAGGTCTGCATCGGGTGGAAACCACCAGTAATCGCTTTTCGAGTCAGGGTTATAACTCGGCCAGACGACGGCGAATCGATGTCCCTTTTGGATGCACTCGATGTCTTTCGAGACCTGACCTCGAAATGCAAGGCCACGGGGGACCCGGTAGTATCGTATTCCAGATACTCCGTCAGTTCGTGCGCTGCTGATCCACGTAGGAGGAAGCGGGCCATGCGCGTTCTCCAATGCTTGAAGTTGTTCTCCACCGCGTTTCTCCTTGTCTCCCTTGACGTAATGGTCTACGTCTATGCCGATGACTTCATACTCTTTATCAACACCGCCCAGCCGTAGCGCGATGTTGGCGCGCTTGCGTTCTGGCTCTCCGAGCCAGCCACGAATGTCGTCAGGTGAGGGGAACGGTGCAGCGTGTCCGGTGAAGCCCGTTGGCGGGGGATTCTTCTTTCGAGCCGGAAGCGGCAGCGTTCCAAACCATTTCGCCTTGCGATACGCGTTGAAACTGTCGCGAAATGGTGAGAGTGAGCGAGGGGGATTAGCGTCGGGCATGCTCATGCTTGCGGATCACCGACGCGAGTTCTGCAAAGAGCACGGAATCGCGCTGGAAAATCGAAAGATACTGAGCGAAAGCAAACGGGTCACCGTTCTGCATCCTTTCCATCAACACCTGTTGTTCCGGCATCGAATCAACGATGTTCTGCATGAACGTCGTAACGGTCTGCATGTCCTCTTGGTACATCGCTGCGCGAGCTTCGAATTCGAATTTCGCCCGTGCTGCCGCTTCGTCAGGGTCCATGCCCTAGCTCCCGTCCGGTAGGCTAGGCCAGCCAGCCTAGCAGACAGATCGTCTGACCTGCCGTTATCCCAATCTGTGCCGCATGTCCACGGCGACGACCCCTACATCTTGTGGTGGTCGTGAGTTCGGTGCCACGTCGAGCTTGACGAGCAATCCCCTTGAGGCACAGGGCTTCTTGCAGTCGGCGCATTGCCGACCCCACGTGAAAATCGAAGGCATTTTGTGTGGAAACCGCTTGTTGAAACAGTCCATACAGACCTTAATCGCCATGATCCTCGTACCCTTCGATCTTCACCGAGTGCTTGCCACCCGCCAGTTCGTGAGTCATGGCCCAGGACTCGACCACATCAGCGGAATCGTCGGTGCAGTCCATCGGACAGTAGGTGCAGTGTGCGTACATCAGATGTTCTCCAACATGTCGGCCAGATCGAACTTGCCCCACCATTTGAGCGTGCGGATCATGGTGTCTAATCCGGTGTGCTGCTTGTCTTTTGGCATCCAAGAGTTCTGAACCTCGTCCAGAAACTCCTCGAATTTGAACAGCAGTTCGCGCCTGATCCAACAGCAGTTGGCGTACGCGATGGCTTCTTCGAACGTGCAGAAGTATTGCACGTCAACGTAATCCGAGCAGGGATCGATGGGAGCGACGACCTTCCACTTCTTATGGTAGGTATGCGAACGTGGAAAATACCGCTGAACCAGCCAGCGATCGTACCTGCGCCACTTGGGATTGCAAGTGCGGCAGTTATTTTCGTTGATCGTTCCCGTCATTGGTCCACCGCCTGCTTGTGTACCTGCGAAAAATCCGCAGATAGAGCCTGTGAATCACAGGTACTTCTCGTTGGGTTTGACCAGAACGATTCTGCGTTTGCCGTCTCTGGTCACTCTGTCGAATCCATTGCCGCCCAAAACGTCTAAGAGTTCGCGGTAGAATTCGAGTTGCTTTGCACTTGCCCATGACAGGTTTACGGACACTCGTCCGCGTCCTCCGCTCCGGCGTGTTCCATGTGACACAGGCTGCACAGCTTAGGCTTTCGCTTGCCGTGTACCCGGTAGCTGGGTTCGCGTGGCTCACTGTGGGCGTGTTCGTAGTCGCTGCACCCGTCGTGGACAAGTTCGTCGCCGTAGTCGCGATGGAACCGCCCATACTGGCCTTTGACCAAGGGCCGTCCACAACGCGGGCACGGATCGCGGTTGGTGTACTGCAACACGAACGCCGCAGTGCAACCGCCCTCGTTGAAAGTGTCTCGCCCAGAACGCAATGTGCGTTCTCCGTAGGCTTGGCCTCCGTTTTCGAATCCTTCGGGTGCGAAGGGATGAAAGACTTTTTCGCCCATCAGTTGCTCCGTGCAAAGAGCTTGTCGAGCACTTCTTGATTCAGACTCTCGACATTGACAACGAGTGTTGTCGTTTGAACCACCTTGATTTCGTGGCCGGTTCGCTTGCGATGGTCCTCTGCCCAAGCGTCCACCTGAGAACGTACGGCAGATTCGGTGTACGACGTGGGCACTGTATGTCCCCAGTCCAGATCGGGGGTGTACGGGCAGTCCAGGCACTCTGCCCGCCACTTGAAAGCCATGTCCCCGTGCCTAGTTCAGTTCGCCGTACCAGATCGGCTGGCTGGTGAACACGTACCGGCTGTCCTCGTTGCGGCAGACGAACCGCGCGTGCGCTTCGTCCAGCGTGGAGAACATCGGCGTGTAGATTTCGACGGCGGTGTCTCCGGCCTCCACGTCGCGGCCAGTCTCTTTGGCCCAGTGCGGATCGTTGACGACGGTCTTCTGGAAAACGGTGAAAAGCTGTGCCCTCATTAGATTAATCCCTTTCTGCAACATCCCTCGATGTGGTGGTATTCGGTTGTTCCCATCTTACGCATGTACACGCAATACCGGGGTGGATATTTTTCTGGCTGCTGCGCTTTGATAATCGTTTTAGGCGCAACAGCTTCGAAAGTCTGTCCCGCACACGGGCCGTTGACTAACGAAAACTTCTCCGGCGCTTTACCGTCGAGCTTTTTCATCACTCTCACGCCAAACTATCTCAGAGTCGGTAGAGGTTTCCGAGACATTCTTCTGCGGCATTTTGATGTGAGGCTTCTTCGCCTCGCTCTGTGCCTTGAGACGGTCGAGAAGTTGTTTCTTCTTTCGACCGCCTTTCACCTTGGATTTGCGGATGATCTGTTTCTTCTTGTGTAGGCACGTCGGGCACCATGGCGCACCGCTTCCTTCTTCGAACACAACCTGTTCGGGCTGAATGTTGCGACGAGCGCAGGCGAAAACGCTTGGTTTCAGGTGCCACACGACGACCTTGGTCGGATCGTCGGCGTCGAACAGTAGACCGGGCCACTCGGGACGCGTCACGCATCCCTCTGCGGTGACCTGTCCCTTGCGCACGTCGGTCCACACGCCCACGGGTGCCTCCACAGTGCGGGACACGTCTGTTGATTCGACGTGATCGCTTTCACCGTGGGCCTTTTCAGGCGAAACACGCTTGAAGACTTCGGGATCGAACTGTTCTCCACCCATCAGGGCAAACTCCCTTTGTACTGATCCGCAATGCGGTTGATTTCTTCCTCGTTCTGCATGTAAGCGTCGATGAACGCCCGCAGTCGGCTACCTCGCGGTGTGGTGTAGCTGTCGCGCAACAGCTTGAAGATTCCCCAACAGCCAGGGCACAGCATGATCGGCGGTGCCTTGTACTCGTTGGTGGTCATGACTGCACTCATGTCATGGCGCAGCACTTCCCAACCTTCGGGTACGCCAGCGTGATTCAACTGGCGTGGGATCGTCTTGAGGTTTTCGAACTCGACGGTCTCACCGCAGTTCCAGTCACATTCGAAAACGGTTGTGGTGGAATCAGACCTCGGCATCGAAGTTCCTCACCACGGCCAGTCCCTCGAAAGAACCGGGAACGATTTCGGGAGCGTCGATGCCCTGTTCGAAAGCGTCGTTGAACACCTTCGTCATCCACGCCGTGAACTTGCGGTAGGCGTCAGGGATCGACGTTGCCGTGATGTCGAATTCGACTTCGGCAGTGATCGTGTACTTCTGCGGCTTCTGCTCTGTGTTCGCCATGGTTCCTACTTGTGGTTGATTCCGAAGTATTCCAACAGATTTCGTAACGCTGTCTGCTCGCCTTGACGCAGCCAGTCGATACGTTCGAATTCGTGGGCCTTGGCCGGGTCAGTTTCCTTGTAGGTCTCGTAGGCCAGATCGAGTCCTTGCCGGTCACGGGCGATGCGCGCACCCTGTTCCACGCAGTAGGCGCGAATCTCGTCGGCACTGGGACCCTCGTCGGGTATCTCGACCACCGCACCGGGAGCGAAGCCGTCGTAGGCGTCCTTGAGGTCTTCGTTGCTCACGATGTGACCTCGCTCTGCTGGATGACCCCGCCAGCTTGGCCGATGCGAAACATGACGTGATCGAACGGGTCTCGCGAATCGATTTCGAAGATGTGCTGATCAGAGGCGAAAACGTGAATGCACGTGCCCTCGATGGTCTCCGCGTGGTCCATGTCGTAGGCGATGTCGTACATGGCCGGTTCGACAGTGACGATTCGAGCCACATTGATTGCGAAAAGCTTGGGCTTTCCGGTGACTTTCGAAACGTCTTTGGTTGTGACGGTGATGAATTGCGTGCTCATCGAATCAACTCCGGTACTGCTACGTCGCCGCCTTGATCGAGAAGCCAGCGCATGTTGTCGTATGTGACGTAGAACGTCTTGCCGTAGAAGGAATCTCCCCACGACTGCTCGCAACGGATCAGCCGGTCGTTGGCGAGAATCCCGGTCGCCAGGTACTCATGCCCGCCTTGAGGCGTGCCACCGGGTACAGCCAGCCAGCGACCGTTGCGCCGGATCGGCTCTCCCATACCCGAATACCAGTTGGTGCCCAGCAGCACCGGTTGCTTGCCCAGTGCCGAGAGGAACTGTTCGAAGTTGAACGCCCAACGATAGGACCGGATGATGCGCAGTTCCATCCACGACTTCATCAGTCCCAGCGCGCTACTGCCCTCGTCCTGTGGCGGGTATGTCCAGTCGAAGGGATCGAGAAGCGTTGAGTTCGAATAGTTTTCGATTGCGTCGTCGTTGTTCAGGTATCCGTAGTCATACGCGGTGCGATTGCTGCGCGCATTCCATGCGAATCGAGCCTGTTTGCCGATGCGGCAGTTGAGCAGTTGCGCTCCGGCGAAACCGACGCACGCACTCAGGTAGAACTGATCCAGGTGCGGACTGTCCATCCGGTGAGTGACCGAACGTCCACCGAGGACCAAGCCGCGCACCGGTACCGGGAAATCACGCGACCGAGGGTCGTGAAGCTTCCGGCGTCCCAAATCTACTGTCATTACAACGCTTTCTGTGTCCAAACGTGAGAACAGAAGATGCACTCACGGGTTATCTCATTCCGGTAGGGGTTGTGCAGGGCGATGAAGTGTGTCTCTAGGCGTGTGCAGGCAGGGCAGGCGCATAGAGCTTGAAACCGCCCGTTTTCGCGCTCGCGCATGCGTATGAGAGCCAGTCGGCGTTTCTCAGCGGCCTTAACAGCACGACGACTAAGAAGACGAAACGCCTCAGCTTTGTAGCCAGTTTCGACGTAAAAGTCGAAAGCTTTCTGCTTCGTGACGGCGTATCGGTTGCTCGACCATTCGAGCCACTGCGTTCCGACTGCGCCGAGAATGATGATTGCGAGGATGATGTATTGCGCCACATTGAGTTACCCATCAATGATGTCAGCTTGGGGCATCTTGTCGATGTCATAGCCTTCGGGCACATGCCCGAACCCTTCTCGGTATTCCTCCATCGACAACCCACCGTGGTAGTCGTTGCGCGGGTAGATCACTGGGGGAACGTAGGGAGGAATGAGGCCGAACTTCCGACCCCACTTGATCTTGGTACTGCGGTAACGCTTTTCGAGAGGCAAGAACCAATTCGTTTCGGCCCGAAGCCAATTCCGAATCCGGTGCTTGCGGTCGAACTTGCGAACCAACTTCGCTTCGGTCTTCTCATTCATCGAATCTCGTACCCTCCGAAGCCACCAGGGGATTGGAACCCCAGCAGAACAAGCGCGCGAAGTGCCTCCGAATACGAGGCCAATCCCTCACGATATTGGAACTCTTTGACAGCACGCTTGAGCGAAGCTTCACCGTAGAACTTGTTGTGCTCGGTGCGCGGCTCTCCCGCGTCGATAACCGGCTTGCCGTCAATTCCCATGAGCTAAGCATAGCACTGGACTAGGCCGACGCACCATTTACGTTATAGGCGTAGACCAGATGCTCCGGCCAACCCATAATCATGGCAATCCATTTGGTCGCCAGGTCTTCGTAGTCGTCGCCTTCGGCACACCACATGGCACCGGGAATTCCATCGCCTTTGATTTTGATTTTGCGGCCAGATGGATGCTTGGGGTCGCGATGAATGAACAACGGGACCTTATGAATGAGGTCTTGAGCCTCATAGAATTCATTGGTCATCGTCACTCGGGATTCCTCCGTAGGCATGAACTTCGAACGTGAAAACGTCGTGATCCATGAGGATTTGGGTGTTCGCATCGAAACGGAATCGGTACCGTTTTCCAGCCAATTCCACATAGATTTCGGGCAGAGGATCGGTGTTCTTTCGAACCCAACCCCCTTCCTTGTTGAAGATGACGGCCATGACAGCTTGGCCCAGTTCGGATTCGGAGTTGACGGTCAGGGTCATCAACGGAACCTGTTCCATGCCACGAATTTTCGCGTACACGGCGTCGTCGTTACTCATATCCTTTCTCCCTTCTTTTGCGGTCGGCTTTTGCGGCCACTCGATACTGCCACTCCCGCCATCGGGTCTGGGAACGCAAAAGGCCATGCACGCCAACGCGCCTCGCGTGCAGCCATTGTCGAACCACGACAACCACGCAGGAAATAATAGGCGATCCGAGTAGCGTCAGCAGCATGACGCGTTCTGTGAGTGACGACATTGCCAAACCCCCATCGGGTCAATCGCTCGTCGTGGCACGTGCGTTTCGGGTCTCCCCGGTTGATCAGGTAGAAGCGATTGTACGGGTCACGTAGGACAACATCATTGCCCTGATCATCGAACGGTCCTCGACTCATCGCATCGGCGTGCAATCCGTAGGAGAACGCACTGATCACACGCACAGGCGAAAGCAGGTCGAATTTCCCGCTGGCTGCTTTGGGATCGAGAACGAATTTCTCAAGGACCACAACGGAACTGGGATAGTCGTGCAGAACGAGGTTCATCATCGCGTCCACGCCAAGGTTTTCACCGACGAAATTCAACGCGTCGTGGCCTCGGTGTACCCCCACTCCGGCGCTGGTGCTGCCCAGGTGGCGCGTGTCGATCTGTCCCCAGCGCCATGAGTTCGCCACGGCGATATGCAGATCACGCTCCGGCCTGACCAGATCGGTCTTGCCGACAGTCATTGCCGCCCAGCCGATTGTCTCGCCGGGATCAAATGCAACTACGGTCAGGTCCACTGATTTCTCTCTTGATTCGGTTGCCCTGTTTGTGTGAACAAGTGGGGCAATGGATTTGAATGTTGTCGCGAGTGTAGCGACCGCCCTTGGATTTTGGAATGATTCGGTCCACGATCATCGTGTCGTAGGTGACCAGTGTCGAGCATTCCCAGCACTGAGCCACCCACGCCACGACGTTGGTCCACTCACCTTCGACCAGCACGATACATCTGCCGTGCTTTTCGAGCAGAAACATCTTGCGTGCGTAGCGATCACGCGTGTTTCCGCGATCATTCCCGTTGGGCATCAGGACGCTACTTGCACGTCTTCTGAGACGATGGTGATGTCTTTTCGACGGCGAAGTGCGTTGATCAGCTTCGTGGTGGAACCGAGTTCGACGTAGAGGTCACGAAAGTAGTGCATTGCGTGTCGTTTCCAGCCCGGTTGCGCGTTGATCGTCGCTTCGGGTATCTCGACTTCGAACGTGACCACGATGCGGCACATGTTGCGCGACCGCTTAACCGTCCGTCCCGGCACCTGTCGTTGCAGATGAGGCACGATCACCCCACTTCTCTCGATACTCAGTGAATCGACGGCTGGCTTCCTCGCTGATTGCGTCAGCGAATTTCAGTGCAGCGAAGCCCTTTTGAGTCAAAGTGCCGTCGATTCGGACGTAGTTGTGGAACGGATCGTGGTTGGGACTGGGACCGAGCATCTGCAACGCTGTCCAGTCCTCGGGCTGCATGTCAGCCATGACCGATCCCCTCGCACATGTCGATACCGTTGATCAGGTCAAGATCGTAGGTGTCCTTGATGTCGGCCAGAAGCTCTGTGTCGGCCAACAGTTCGTCGGGATGGCACGTCGCCAGGTGCAGAATCGTGGCGATGAACTTCCAGTGCTCCATCGATGCCAGCACTTGAGGCATGATCTGCGCGAGCGGATTGCTCACCGGAGGATCGAGGAAGATGTGTGGGCAGTGCTTGCAGTGCGAATGATCGCGTCCCGCAAGGAATTCGGTGAGTTTCATAGCGATTCCACCCCGAACTTCCAAGCGTTTTCACGGTATTCGCGGCATTCCTCGGACAACCACGCTTCCTTGTGGTCATCGCGAATGTGAATGAGCATGTCCCGCAGCGCGTCAATCTCACTGGGAACAGTGGAGATAACGTGTTCAGTGCAGAATTCGCAGTGAACGTGCGGGCCGGGAAGGCATTCACCCTTGGGGGTCTCGCCTTCGGCGTAGGGCTTAATGTACTGACCCATGCCTGATTCCTTCCTTGTCTGCGACAGCGTTGACGGCTGCCATCGCCGCACGAACGTATTCGTGAGACGGGTCCTTAGTTTCCTCTTGGCCGGGTCGGTAGGTGGCCCAGACGCGATCCTTGAGGGCTTGCGGAACCATGCGCCAATGTCGGGCGCACATCAGCAGTTTCGGCTCCACCGGCGTATTGCAGCGTAGTGCGTGGCAGACGTGTTCGTGGCTGGCTCCGGCGAACGTCGCTGCCACTTTCTCATTTGCGCCCATAGTCACGGTCTCCCCTCATGGACGCCGGTCCCTGCTCGCGGCACCAGTCGCGACCCTCTTTCGAGTCCTCATGCGTCTTGGTGTCGTAGCACTGACTGTGATCGAAATTCGTCACGATTCCTCCTACAAATCAAAACCGGACGGGCAACCGTCCGTGTGCGGAGCGTGTACGTCGCGCACCTGATCGCAGTGACCGCAGCACTTGTGTTCTTTCGGTGCTGCCTGCGGTGTCTCAGAGTCACCGAATCCCCCTGTGTTTCCAAGGAATTCGGCTTCTGAACCCCCACCAGAGGCCGGAGTAAAGAGGTCCGGTCCCTGCCCCGGCTCTCCGGTGGGGATGTCTGGGGTCATCTGCTCAGCGACCGATGGCAGATGCGATTCGGGGATGGTCGGGCCGGGATCGTCGTGCGGAACGAACGCCATTTCGCCGCCTTCGACGGTGCTGTGGCCGTGTTCGGCGTAATACTTACGCCATTCGCCCTCGAATCCGACCGCCGAAAGCACCGATTCTGCAACCCTTTTGGCGTGAGCCGAGTCGAGCCGGAACAGCGCACCACCGTTGTAGCCGATGATGTCAACGGTCCAGTCGCCCTTACGAGAGCCGGGACGCCCGTCGATGATGTCTTGGGTACTCACAGAATCCTCGCGCCAGTACGAGGCTTTCACCGCGCATGAGGATTCGCGGTTCTCTGCGGTGCAAATCCAGTAGAAATCATGTCGGCTTGCACGCGGAACGAACTTGTCGGGAAGACGCAATTCACCTTCCATGGACGGCATTTCGAGCTTGCGCACCGCCTCGTCTTGGGCCTTGGAATTGGCCTTCAACTCGTCCATGACCGACTGTGCCTGCGGGCGAAGCTTGTTGAATCCCTGCGCAATTCGCTTCTGCGTCTCGGGATCGCGAAGTGCCTCACGCATTCCGGCCAAGGCAGTCGCCATGGGAGAGGCAACCGGCTTCGGTGCCTTCTTCTTCTTCTTCTTCTTCTTCTTGCCCACAATCTCTCCTAGTCTGGCTGCAAAACCCAAAGGGCTTTGACCTGAATTGAATTGGCGTTTGCTTCGTACGTCTTGCCCCACACAACGATGATGTGGTGATCCGGTTTGATAGCTTCTAGCTTACTCGCAAGCCGAGGGTACATCCACCTTGAAACCCGTAAAGCTATCTCGCCGTACTCATCGTAGGCGAAAATCGTTGCTTTCTTAGTCTTTTCACTGTCCTCTAGCTGAGCCTTGATCACATCGACGGCCAGCCCAGTTCGAGAACGAATCGTCTCGATTTCGTCGCGATAAACGATGTTGCCGACCAACCCGACGAACGCGCACGTCCAGTTGCCGGGAAGCTTATTGGAGAACGCGTATTCCTCCAACGGGATGCCGGTGTCGTCAAAGTCGCCGTTGGCTAGCTGTTTGCGGAACCCGCCAAGCTGTGTGGCAGTTCGGTTGACACCCAACGCATCCGGTTTCGAAACGAAAGCGGCTATCTTCTCGGCAGTGTCCTTACCGATGCCGGGACAACCGCCCTTCTTGTTGTCCAGCCCCAACACGTGCCAGTCGTCAGCGGTGGGGATGTCCTGCCACGGCAGGTTGTCGCGCCAGTCCAATATGGCCTTGGCCGTGGCCTCTGCTATGCCGGGAATCTGTTGAAAACCCGGCATGACTGTACCGAGGTTGCGACTATGCGCGCTGTGATCGTAGTAGGGTCGCCAGTTTGCACCGGACAGATTCAGGTCCCAGCCACCGATGCCGATACGGTGAGCTTCCGCGTCTTGAAGTACCGCAGTACGTCTCGGAATCTCTTTCTTTCCGTCTCCGTTTTTGTAAAGGGTAGAGGCGAAAAACTCTGTGGTGTGATCCATTTTGAAGCCCATTTGCCAGTACGCGATGAGAGCGTAGCTGTAAGCGTGAGCGATGTTGAACGCGTAACCGGCAGCCGTACGGATCGCACCGAATACACGTAGGGCCGTATCAGGATCGACACCGCAGGTTTGGGCGCATCCGTCGATGAAGGCTTGCTTGATCGCTTCAAATTGAAACTCCCCCAGCTTCTTCCCGATAATCTTGCGTACGCGCAGAACCTCCGCGTTGTCGAATCCAGCCAAATCTCGCAGTATCCACATGATCTGCTCTTGGTAAACAATTTGGCCGAAAGTGAAAGCCACATGCCGATCAAATCCTTTCGGATGGATTCGTGCCCAATCCTTTTCGCCGTTCTTCACGGCAACGTAGTCGGTGTACTGGCCTCCGTAGTACGGGCCGGGACGGCTCAGCGCCGTGCATGCGGCCAACTCGTCAAAATCCACCGGCTGCACGTTTCGACACACCTGGCGGGTTGTGCCACCTTCGAACTGCATGATGCCGACAACATCATCATTACGGAATCGCTTGAGAATGTTGTCGAATCTGTTGGCAGTGAAGCCAACTCGCTTGCCACCGCTTTCTTTGATTCGCTTCTGCACACGAATCCAGCGGTCATAGTCCTTATAGATCGAGAGGTAAAGTTCCTCCAATTCCACGCGAGACCACTTGCGCATCAAGCCGATTGCGCCCATGGTGGCCGATCCGAGGAAGTCCACCTTGAGCATGCCCAGGCTCTCAGCGTCCCGCTTGTCATACGGAATCACCTGAACCTTGGTCTTTTTCGAGCCGCTTCCCTTGTCTTTCAGGTAGATCGCGCAGACATCGGGAATCGGATCAGAAGCGATTACAAAGCCGCAAGCGTGTACTGATGACGAGTGAAGATTACCGTCACCATTTCCAGATTCGAGCGCGACGGCCATCGCCAACTTATCTGCATGTGCCTCGATGAGTCCTGCAATCTCAGGGTGAGTCGCATAGCTTTCGAGGACATCTGAAATTGAATCGTTGCGCTTATCGTCTGTTTCGACGCGCACCGTCGTTCGCTTGGCGATTGCTTTAAAGGTTTCCAGCGGAAGCTTATAAGCCCTAGCGACATCCTTGAGCGTGTTCTTGCCGTGGTACCCGGTGTTGTTCGCGACACTGGCGACGTTTTCGGGTCCGTAGAGGTTCTTTGCGTCAAGCTCTATCTCCCAACGCTTTTCGTCATCGAAATCCAGATCGATGTCGGGGTAATCGGAACGGAAAGGGTCAATGAATCGTTCGAACACCATCTTGTTGAACAGAGGGTGAAGGGGATCAATCTCGGTGATACGCAACAGGTATGAAATCAACGAGGCAGCAGCCGACCCACGTGCAGGGCCAACGTCGATTGATTTGTCCTTGGCCCGTCTCACAAGGTCACTGATGACCAGGAAGTAGTCTCCGAAGTCCTTATCGGTGATGATCTTGAACTCGTATTGCAGCCGCTTGACGTATTCAGCTTTGCGCCTTGCCATGTCGGGCCGCTGTGCAACGCGGTACTTCCAACCCTTTGCAATCTCACGCGAAAGTTGTTGCTTTGCAGTCAGTCCCTTGTCACAGACGAACCGTAGGGGCTTCGCTTTAGGCAGTTCAACTGTGCATCGCTCAGCGAGTATCGACGTGTATTGGATCGCTTTCCACGCGTCAGCCGAATCCAGACCTGTTGCCACCAGATCGTCATGAATCTCCTTGTCTGACAGGGGATAAGTTAGATTCGCAGAGTGTTCCCAGGACGCTTCGGCAGCGAAGTCAGGAGAACTTTTCCAACGAGCCGCATGGAGTAACGCTTGAAGCTTGTTCTGCTCAGGGAAGGGATAATGAACGTCAGCCGTCGCAACAAGCGGTACTCCGGTGTCTCGGGAAAGTTCTGCGATGGCCGGATTGAGCGCACGTGTACGGTCATAGTGAGGAAATCTTTGAACTTCCAAGGCGAAACGGTTCCCAAATACATCAAGGTACCGTTGTATTTGCCTACGGGCATTGTCCATGTCATCGTCTGTGACGTGGCTTCTCTGCTCACCAAGGTACTTACCACCCAGCAGTGTGCATGATAAGAGAGAATCTGCGCATCCTGAAAGGACAAGGATTCCTTCATGATTCGCCTCCAAATTTTCCCATGAAACAGTCGGCCACTGGTAGGCATCGACGTAGCTCTGCGTGATGATTCGATTCAGGTTGCGATACCCAATCTCGTTCATCGCGAAGATGGTCAGGTGAGTCTTGCGACGTGTCTTGTCTTCCTCACCCACCGGGGAGAAATAAATTTCGCAGCCGAAAATCGGTTTGATTCCACGCTCTTTGCACTCGCGTTCGAACTGCGCGTGATCATTCACGTTGCCGTGGTTGGACGTTCCCAGTGCCCACATGCCCAGTTCTTCGGCACGTGCAGCGTGGATAGAAGGCATCCCCAACGCGTCGGCATAACTGAACGTGTTGTGCGTGTGAAACGAAACGAATTTCATCCGTTTCGTAGGTGCTTCGACTGTCATAGCCGGATGCAGACACCCAACAGGGGGTCAAGTACCAGACCGACCGCACAGGGATTCTGCGACGGCGGTGGGAACGGCGGCGGTGGTGGCGTGATCGGCGGTCCAGTCGGAACAGTTGGCACGACCGTAGACCCGCCAGGGCGTTGGCTCGGGGCAGATGGCCGACCAGACGGGCCATTTGACCGGGGAGGCATGTTGCCCTCGACGCTGGGGATCGGAGAGCCACCGGGCATAGGGGCAGGCGACGGTTGAAGCGGCGCACTGGGGAGATTCGCTGGCGGGATCGGTACGTTTTTCGGCGCGTCAGGGAACAGGTTTGTGTTCGACTCGTTGAATTCAGGAATTTGAGTGCTCGTACTGGCCGGAGTCCACCAGATAACCGTTGCGGCACAAGCGGCTACGATTCCAGCCGCAATTCCGTAGCTACTGAGGCTGCTAGCGTTCACATTCACTCACCATCCTGCGGACCTTTCCACGAACCCTTGGGCTTGTACCTCGGGTCAGGCTCGACTACCGGCGTTTCCGGCTCCGGTTCAGGTCCATCATTCGATTCTACCTTGCGGATGCGCGATTGCATCACGCGACGGTAGTCTTCTGCCGCAGCAGATTCGGCGTATTTGTCAGCCAGAGAGCGGATTTGGGAAACCAAGTTCCGCAAAGCCTGTGCTTTCTTAAACTGATCCGGCTCGTTCAGGCAGTTTTCAAGCTGGTCTGCCATCGAATAGCAGGCTCCGGCGAGTGCGGCGAAAGTTGGATCGAGGTCGTCGGTTTCCTCGGAGGCCGCAGCCACGTTGTTGACAACAGTCATGGGAGGATTCAGAACCATTTCCATGAAGTTGTCAGCCCAACTACCCAGCGATTCGCCGGTATTCGGATCGAGACGGTCCTTGGTGAACGACTCCAAAGCGTCTGCGATTCGAGTCAATTGGGCGACTTCGCTGTACTCACCGGCCACGGTTCAGTCCTTGGTCTCGTCGGTCTCGTCGTCCTCGGTCGGCTCGGGCACCGGGTAGAACACGGCCACCAGCGACGTGAGGAACGTTTCGACCATGACCTCATGGACGCGGCCAGAGGCCGGTCCCTCCATGAGCGCGCAGAAGCGGATGAACGGAGGGCCGCTCTGGGGATTGTTGCCCGCACGTGCCTTGTGGACGTGGAACGACCCCGGCTTGATGTGGTAGAACGCGCCGTCACTGAGTGTGCAGGCGTTGATCGCGTCGTTGAAAACGAGCTTGGAATCTTTCGCAGCAGAAACCGCTTCGATTATCTTGCTGTCTTCGGTGCCTTCGACCTTCATTTCACTTCCTGTTCAAATCGCAATGGAGACAAAGCCATCCGTGCTTTGTCCAAACTTGTGGGCAGCCACATTCGCATTCACCCTCGCGCTGCGTGGCACTTGAAACACCGCTCGCTGCTTGCATGGTTACTCGCTCCGCAGAAGATACACGTCCAAAAAGCGTGCATTTCCAGCTCATTTCGTTGAGAAACCGGGGGAGACTGTGGCTGAATCTCCCCCGGTTTCCACCATCCCAGGTTGCCCTGAGTCTTCTAGCCGGTTGTCACCGGCTCGTCTTCGGAATCGGCGTCGAGCACCGATTCATCGAACTCGCCTGCGTCACCATCGACTTCGACCTCGCCGCTGTCGCCGTCGTCGTCGCCGTAGTCGTAGTTGTCCTCGTCGTCGTCGGTCGGCTCGGCAGCCGGTTCGTCAGCGGAGGCAGCCCCGCCAGCCGACGATCCACCATCGCGCCGGAGGAACGCGGCGATTTCGACCTGAGTTCGTGTGGATTTCGTGCCGTCGTCCAGCGTCTTCGTGAACTGACGATGCTTGAGCGACAGCTTGATCGGGAGTTCACCGTTCGGCGATTCGACGGCCCAGCGGCCAATCGCGGTGATGTGCTCCTTCTTCTCATCGACGCGGATGCCGCCTTCGTAGAACGCCTTCTTGATCTTGAGGAATTCTTCGTCGGACCCGTCCGTGAGAGCGAGCAACCACTGATTGATGAACTGCTTGGACGAGTCCACCAGATTCACGCCGCCCCAGGCGACGTAACCGTTGAACTGCGCCTTGTCGCCAGTGTTTCCAGCGAGTTCGACTCCGATTTTGACGCGGTTCTTGCCCGCGTACTTGGACTTGTTGCGTCCCTCGGGATCGATCACGGTGATCTGCGCGACCTTGAGCTTGCCGTCGTAGACGCCGGGTGTGGGCATGGGACCGCTCCACACTTCGTAGCCCTCGGCTACTCCGTCGTCTACGCCATTGATGTCGAGATCGAACTTCGGCATTTTGAGCTTCTTTCGTCTGAGTTGTTTCTAGGTTTCTGCCGAAACTTGTTGGTTGACTTAGGGTTCTGCGGTTACGAGTTCGATGGCGTTGTCGTCGCTGTCCCCTTCCGGTGCGTTTTCAGCCGGTTTGGTTTCCGGCTCGGGAGTCGGCTCCGGCTCCGGCTTCGACTCTACCGCTTTCACCGGCGCTGGACTAGCCTGCGCGGGTGCCTTTTTCACAGCCGGTGCAGCTGCCTTTTTCGCCGGTTCTGCCGCCGTGCGATTCTTCGGCTTGCCGGTGTTGTCGATCTTGCCTTCGATGCACGCGGCCATCTTCTGAATGTTGAAGTTCACCGTCTTGGGCGTGAGCGAGACCGTGCGGTCCTTGCCCTTGCTGAAAGACGTGTCCTCCCAGTAGATCACGCGCTGCTTGACCTTCTTCTTGCGCTCCGGTTCGGCGTCGGTCGGATCGGGCTGCGTGACTTCCTCGACGCGCATGTAGCCGTAGGAGGTCATCAGCGAAACGATCTTCATTGCGAACCGGAAATCGGTGGGCTTGTTGCCACCAATCGCAGGCACAAGGAATTCCTTCTTGTCGGGGTCCTCCGCGATACGGGGGAGCGCCGTGTAGAAGACGTTGATCGGGAGGTCGTTCATCGAACGAACGAACTTCTCCAAGATGATGTTTCGCTTGCCGTAGTCATCGATCCACGGCTGATCGGGGTCGGTGTCCTTGGCGATCTTGGCCTCGCGTGTCATGCGCAGGATGTAGCGCATGATCATCGAGTCCATTTCGGTCAGAGAATCGATGACGAGGATGTCGTAGTTCTCCTGCAACCACGCCAGACCCTCGTCGCTCCACAGGTCGTTGTTGGCCTGCATCACGTCTTCCCACTCGTTCGTCTCGATCTGGTCGGCTTCGGTGCCGAGTCGAGCCGCACTCATGAGGCCGTCGTCTTCTGCACCCATCGCCATGACCAGGATGCGTTTGCCGCCTTTTTTCAGAGCGTAGACGGTCTTCCCCGCGCCGGAATCAGCGTAAAGCAGGAAGTTCCAATGCTTTACGTTGTCCTTGACCTTTTTGGTATTCGGAATCGGCATTCTGTAACTACTTTCTGTGCGATTGCAGACGGTCTACTGTGCGGTAGCCGACTGCGCTTCCGGTGGTTGCCACCCTTCGGTGGCGAGTGCGAGCGGGTCTCCCGCGTCGAACGGATCGGGTGCGCCCAAGGCGTACCGGCGAAGATGGTATTCGCGGTCGCTCACCTTGACGAGCTTACTGAACGAGGCCGACAACTCCCCGCCCTGCGAAACTGCAAACCCCGCCAGGGCTTTCCGCAGTTCCTTGTAGCCCTCCCCACCGGTTGACACCGGCTGCTGGTTCGCGGCCAACGTGGTCCAGTACCACTGATCGTCCTTGTACGACCGATTGAATTCGGTTACCGAGACGATTTTCAGTTCGTTCGCAGGTGATTCGGCCATGATTCAGTCCTCCAAGTCGGGTGGTTCTTGACCTTGGTCGAAAGCCACCTCGTTGTAATGCGCGTCTGCGCAGTGATTTCCAAGTCTACGCCTGCCAGTGAACGAATCACTATGTCGCCAGTCGCAGAACGGGCACCACAGAACCTTTTTCGGATTCGGTGGCACTGTCACCTTGGGTTCGCCAAGGTGAGGTCTCTTTCGTTTGGCCTCTGCCAGTTTGGTTTTCGATTTCACGGCATTTTCCGTAGGGTTGCGATGTCGGCGTCCAACTGGCTGTTCTTCTTGATCGCGTTGACCACGAACGCCAGCCACATGCAGGTCCAGGGAATCAGGATGAAAAGCTGCCAGAACGTCGTCCAGGTCATTGCACACCAGTTTCTTTCTTTGCGGTCACGGTTTCTTTCGAATTCCGTGCGCCTTCACGGTGATCTGCGTACGGATCGCGAACGTCGTAGACCGCCTTGATATATTCGTCGGTCTCGTCCCGGTTTTCGTCCAGGTCGCACAGGTCGTTGAACTGGCACCAGTTGCAGTGTTCCCCAGGGTTTTTCGTGACGGCCAGGTTTCCACTGCGAATCAGGGCCATTTGCTCTGCGTCGTCTGCGATGCGCTCGACCTGACGGGCACGGTTGGCCTGTCCGCGTTCGACCGGCTCACGCCAGAACAGCGGGGAGGGCTGCCGAGACGAAATGTCGCCCAGCACACGAACATTCGCCTTTTCGGCCAGTTGCGGTAGCAGAAGCGGTGGCTTTTTCGCCGTCGATTTGATCGGCATATCCATCAGCATTTCCTCGGTGTAGTAGACACCATCGATGGTCATGCCAGCCAATTGCTCTGCGTAGTGCTTCTTTTGGGGTGCGTTTCGAACGCGACCCTCGTTGTCTGTGGTCGCCGGATCGGGAGCCTTGCCCTTACGGGCATAGGACCAGATTGCGCCCCAGATTGATTCGTCGGGCAGAATCAACCCGTGCTTGCGTAGGTACGGAGTGCCGATGGCGATGTAGCTGCCGCCCTGGTCGTCCTTGGTCAGCCACCGGACGTTCTCTTTCTTGTTCGTCGTCTTGTGGTCCACGACGACAATCCGTGGCGGGTCGAACGAGTGGTCACGGATCGGCATGTCAATGGTGCCAACCAATTCCGTGATGAACTTCCCTCGCGAAAGGTGATCGATTCCGTAGTGTTCGGAACTGATCTGCCTTGCGTTGTAAGGGATTTTGGCTCGAATGCGGGTCTCCGGCATCAGCACTTCCCAGTGCGGATCGGCAGGATTCCCGTACTCGGCCAGGTAGTTGTCGATCATGATGTGCCCCAACGCTTCTGCGTCGTGCCATTCCTTCTCGGCAACTTCATCCCAGTAGGGTCCGCTTGAGATTGCAGCGTATTCGCCCTTGCAATACTCGGCCCACGTTTCGTGTGGATCACGACCACGGTGGAAACCGTCTTTGCCCTTGGGCGGTGTGTAGTATTCGGCCCACACCAGATGCCAGCCGGTTCCAAACCACGCGGCGCTTGTCGTGGGAATCTTGAGCACAAGGCCATGGTTCCAAGACCAATTCCATTTGGTCTGGCAGGTTTTGAAGTCCTTGCGCTCTGAATTCCTCATCAGAGGGAGGTCAATCATTCTTGGCGTCCTCGGGACGTGGTTGCTCCCCCGCAAGCACATCACGCAAGTTCATGATGTCTTGTTCGTCGTCGGGGTCGCCATCGGTAAAAGCCTTCAAATCACCGTAGCACTCGGGGCACAAATCCATGTGCCTGGTGTCCACCGGCACATCCAAGTGCCAACCCTGTTCCTCGGGGTAGCTCCAATTGCTACCGCAGGCAATTGAATTCGCACAGCCTTTCACGTCGCAATTGACCGTGATCAGAAGCGTTTCCTGCTTGCTCATTCCGAATCCTCCGGCTTGCAGTAGAACTCGGGAATGGGGATGATCGGCTGCTGGTGCGGCCTGCCCATTGCTTGCTGTTTACTGACCCACTGGTCGTAAACATCCTGTTGATTTCCCACGCGATTTCCTCTCAAATCGGTGTCGCTATTTTCCGGGGTGTTACTTCTGAAAACCGTTGGGGAGAAACGGAATGGGGAACTACCCAACGGTTATCGGAAGTACCGGGGAGGGGGAGGTTCTCCCCGGTACCACCAGTCTTACCGGCGCTTGCCGATGCGCGGACGGCGCTCCGACTGATCCGGCTCGACGGCCTCGGACTGCGCGGCCTCGACCTGTGCGGCCACGTCTTCACCACCGGACTGCGACTGCGCGAGCAGGGCTTCGGCCTCGGCCTGTGCCTCGGCGGCACGTGCGGCCATCCGCTGAGCCTGCTCCTGCGCACGCTCTGCGGCCTTGACCTTCTTGACCTGCTCGTCGGTCAGCCCCTTGTACTTCGCCGCCTGCTCGGCCTTGCGTGCCTTGCGGGCATCGCGCTCGGCCTTCTGCTCCGGCGTGTTGTTGAAGTCGGGCCGGAGGTACAGGACCGCCTTGACCTGATTCGGGGTGATCGGATCGAGACCGGAGTGCTCGTTGACGTAGTTCGCCAGGTCTTCGTGGAGCTTCCGGTACTTCGTGAAGTCCCGATCCCGGTTGTCCTTGTCCGGTTCGCCGGAGTCGTTGCCGTTGTCCGCTTCGGTCGCGACGGCTTCGGTGTCCGGTTCCACTGCTACTGATTCGTCCGTGACGGTCATGGTTCTGTCTTTCCTTGTGAGGGTGATTGTTTCGGACGATGGTGTCCGGTGCTTGCAATGACTACATTACCACGTCATTGCTTCTGTTGGTACTTCTCGATGACTTTTTGTTTGGCGTATTCGATGCACCCGTCACAGTACCGGTGCAGTTGCCCTTGCCACAGCCGAATGCAACTGAATTCCTCGCCCTGTTGCACACGATCGCAGAAGGAATCAGGTACGTTTTCAACACGTTTCACTTCAACGTCGGTTGGTTCTTCGCGGCTTTCCATCAATATCCCTCCCCTCTGTTCCGCTTCTCTGTCATGGCCCGTACGCGGTCTGAGTAGTCCGCTGGCGGGTTCCAACGACGTGGGGTGACCGGCCTCATCTTGCGTGGCCGATGGATGATGGCGTGAGGTCCAGCGCCTTCACGTGGCTCGGTGATTCGATTGGCCTGCAACGCTTCCAGTTGCTTTGCGTTTCGTTCCCCACTGGCCTCGAATTCGTCAGCAATCGCCTCTGGATCGGTGAGCTTTTCGAATGCCTTAGTGTGAGCCACTTTCCGCTCTGTCTCTGCCGTTATCAGAGCACGGGCAGGTCGAAAAGTACGCCAGTTTCGCCATTCAACAGCGATGGACTGTGCGGTCAACCCGCCAAGCCACAGATAGATCGGCCAGTCGCTCATCACTGCTCCACGGCGAAGTCGCTGTAGGGGACGAATACGTGCCAGATCAGACCGCTTGGCATGACGGCGGTTCCGACGTGTTGGACGTTGGGGGTCACCGGATGGCCGGTACCGAAGATGACGAAATCACTGATCTGTTCGGCGCTGGTGTCAACCAGGCACCAAACGTTGATCCTTTCGGCACGAATTCGAGTTTCGCGGTCGTCAGGAACTCCCAGCGATGTGTCTCGTTCGTATTCGGCGCTGTAACTCGGTGCCACGTGAACGACTCGCATCAACCGCTTGGTTCGGAAACGGTTCGCAGCGCCGGGATCGAGTTGGTACTTGTAGACAGTGAGCACGTTAAATCCTTTGGTTTCGTACGGGCTTTCCGGCAGGTTCCCAGATCGGGTCCTGTTTGCTTCCGACGTTCTTAAGTCCACCGTGATACACCACGAAAACGGGAGGATAGCCGGAAGTCTTTCCCGCAGTATTGATTCGATCTTCAAGCTTCAAGATCGTCTCAAGTTGCGACCGGCTTAATTTCACCGGAGTTAAGCTATTCCCTTCACTGCCGTGCAAGGCGATAGTGTAGTCGTCGGGGGTCTGACTCGGCGGGGGCAGTCGCGGATCGCGGCGTTCCCCTCCGCTCGTAACCCCTGGAATCCCAAGGCGATTCGCCTGTGAAGCGACGGGAGGAATCTTTTGTGCTCTCATGCTGCCCGGTCCTGAGTCATCGAAACGAGTTGCTTCACATAGGAAACCCCTCTGGCCGAATCGAGAACGGCGAAAATGTCGCCCTCTCGTTGCAAGTTTAGCACCGCAATGTCTTCGTCAATTGTCCCAAGAGAGCACAAGTTCCAGATGTTGACGTTGTGGTCGCGCTCACGACCGTAAGCACGGTTCTCCACTTGTTCCTGATCGTCAGGAATCCACGTCTGATCGCACACCACTACATCATCGGCTGCGTCCAAAGTCAGTGACAGGCCACCAGATTTCGTGTTCAAGAGCACCACCATTTCACCGGATTCGCTCTGGAATTCGTGCTTGATCCGTGCCCTCTCAGAGCCAACTGTCTTGCCGGTGTAGAGGTAGTGACGAATCCCGGCCTTGTCGCACTCTCTGCTCAAAAGCTCTAGGAACTGTGTGAACTGGCTAGCCACAACGGTTTTCGTTCCGGCAGAGATTCGTTCAGAAAGGAAGTTCTTTATCCACTCGATCTTGTTGGACGGCAGTTCCGGCTTCACGTCCAGACCAAGCGCCGACCCTGCAACCTGCTTGAGGCGCACCATTTCAGCCAGCGAGCCGTTGACGACAACCTCGTCCTTCTCACCCGCCAGGGATTCGAGCGTAATCACGGCGTCTTTGAGAATCTGGTCGTACTGCTTTTGCTGCTTGGGAGTCAGCGGCAACCACACGGCCACAGGCGATTTCGGATCGTTCGGGTCCAAAGGCGTACCGCCGTACAGCTTTTCGCCGGTTATGAAACCTTGCCTGCGAAGCTCGGCGTGCGTTCGGCGAATGAGGATCGGGCGCAGTTCGGAGAAGAATCGCTTCTCATCCCTGATCGTGTCGCCCTTTTCCATGTGGGCTTCGCCGGAATCCCAATTGTCAACCACGCCATAGTGTCTGCGAACCCACTTCCAGTACGACGTGTATTTCTTGGGAGCCAGCCAGTTGAGCGTGCCCCAGATGTTCTCCGTTTTGCCTCGGAAAGGCGTGCCTGAGATAGCGATTCGCGGTGCGCCAGGAACGATGTCAAGCGCACCCATCCCGGTTCGCTGCGCACTCCACTTCTTTTTGTTGCCGGTGGAGCACGCAAGAACTTCCTGCGATTCGTCTACGATCACAGCCGAAAACGACATACGAAACAGGTCTGCCACTGTGTGCCCCACGGCGCGAACGATCTTCTGTTTCTTCTCATCCCGAAGGTAGTTGCCGTAGTCATCGAACTCGGCCTTGATGCGAATGTAACTAGAGCCAGTGAGAACCCAGACTCTTTCGCCTTGTTCCGCAAGGGCTTTCGCCCGCAGAACTCGGGCCTTGCGCTCGTCGGGTTTGGCCTCGGAATTGATCACGAACACGTTCTCGTTCGGGCCGATCCACCGTGCGATTTCATCCGGCCAGGTGACCTCGACCGCAGTCTTGGGTGCTACCACCAGGATTGCGCCACGGGTCTGCATTTCCAACAGCGCGGCGATCACCTGTAGAGTCTTGCCCAATCCCGGTTGATCCGCGATCACGACTTCTTTTTGCGAAACGACGAACGCTGCGCCTGGAATCTGCCACGGTTTCCTGTCGGCCATCGCCTTCACGATTTCGGGCCGGTGCTGCCGGAGATAGGGAAGCAACTTGTCGTGGTCGCCAACCATGTCGTCGGGCTTGAGAAGGTTTGCGAGCCTTTGTTTTTCTTTCGTAGCCCAAACACCCAACTCTGGCTCGATCTTGAGCGTGCCTCCGAAGTGTCGGCACACGGCACGGATGTCTCGCGCGGTTTCCATATCCAACGGAGCCGTCCACATACCGTCTTTGCGCACCCACCGAATGCCTTGAACCGTGTCCTTGAGCATTTCGGTTACTTCGGGATCGTAAGCGAAAGTGACCCAAATCAGAGGCTTTTGGGAATGCTTTCCCATCCGCATGCGCAAAGTGCGAGTGGCCGTGCTGCTGGTCATGATTCGATCCTAGCTGACTTCAATGATGGCATCGAGCCTGACAGCGTGAAAGCCAAAAGAGTCAGCCCATTCCAAAACCTTTCGGCCTGAATTCGGAGGGCTTTCGATTATGCGAAGGTGTTTCTTCGAACGGTCTGGCGGGATTGTCGCATCGCAGATTTCGCGATCTATCGAACGAACCCAACTGATTCGGCATCCGATCACGGCGCAAAGGATTTTCTCGTCGGGCGTATCGGCGTCCCACGGCACGTACCGTTCGGCCATGAGCTTGTCTGTGTCGTCGCTGCGGAGCTTGCGCGGATCGGGCCTGCCGGTCACCAGCTTGAGCACTTGGTTGCGCCAGTTGAGCTTGAGACAATAGCCATCGCCGTAGGTGTAGGTGGCACCCTGCATCCTGTTGCCCAGCCATGTGACGTGAAGCGTTTCTTTCCCACGCAAGGCATAGAGATTCCACACGATTTCGTCAGGATTTCCAGAGGCCGGTATCTCTGGTTTGATTTGTGCCTTCCATTCGTGGGCGAGGCAAGTGTTAAGAAGGTCGTTCGATTTGTGGGCCATGTCCGGTGTCCGTTTCTTCATGGTGCAGAGGTCGAATCTCTGCGTTCTCCTGTCCGTGGAGTTTCCACAGTGCGGCAGCGCACAAGTGAATCCTAACAGGTTTGGGCAGACCTGTGAGCCAGTTCATCAGCTTGGCGTAAGCGAATTCAACATTCTGCCCATTTGCTCTCGTTTCTTCGACCGTTCCTAGTAAGTCGATCAACACTTCTTCCAAATGGTCGGTGTCATTCGTGATCGTCTTCTGTAGGAATTGAACCAGTTCCTCGTCTGTGAAGTCGGGGACAGGCTCAAAGCCGATGCGTCGGGTCACTGGCCGTCGCTTTCCTTCTTATTAGGGGCATCCTCCGTTTCAGGGTCCTCACGGCCCAGAACTTCCTCCACTTTCAGAGCCAAAGCGTTTGCGATTTCAGGCCAAGCGGCCATGATTTTGCGAGCTTCTAGTGTGGAATTCGTGAGAATATCGATTGAACCGTGAACGGCACTGTGCGCAGAACTTTGATCCTCGGGCATGCGAACACGAACGGCACGCGGCTCAGACGCGAGAATCTTTCCTGTATGGATAATTTCACTCACGCGCATATCCTATCAATTCGGTGGCCTACTTCCCTTAAGGGAAGTCTGAGACATTTCCAAATGCGAAATTAGCATTTCGAATTCGTAGCCATTCTAATTAGCTTCAACACTTGTGATGTAATTACATAGTGCCGGGTGCAAGCGTAGGGGTCCACCGGGTGCAAGCGTATCGTGCCTGGTCGTATGTGTTTGCTGCGCACCGGGAAATAAAGGGGAATCCCACCCTTGGGATTTCCCGCCCTCTGCGTATGCACACCCGCCACGCGCTGATCTGATGGGTCTGGTGGACCGCGTTGGGACCTCCCACCCAATCAAAAAGAGGGAGAGCGCGCGTGTGCCCGCGCGCTAGCTCACCACTTCACAGCGCCGTATTCATCAGCGAGTCCACCCACGGGCCGTAATGCCCGTATTTCAAGCACGTTTCGGCTGCTTGTTGAAACGTATACCGGTGGATGTTGTTGATTTCCAGCACCTTACCGATTGCGTAATACTGCCACTTGGGCATGCGGATATTTCGCCCGTTGCTGCGGTCGATGACCCAGCCGCCGTCTTCAACCCACGCGTGGCCCAGTGTGATGCCCTCCAACGGACCCTGACCGGCGACCTCGGCATGCACCAGGCGTAGGTGTAGCTCGTCGCGGTGATCCATCAGGTAGTTCAACGCGGCCTCGTAGCAGTCGCCCGTGGCTTCTGGAATGCTCATCCGTACCTACTTCCTGCGATATACGTCGCGCTTTGCTCACGGATCAAAGCCGAGAGCGGTTGTGTGGGCTGGCATTTCGGCTCCGTTCGCAGTGCGTTTTCGTACGCTTCCTGCTGGTGTTGCTGCCCACTGCCTTTGTGCGCGATCAACCACGACTTGAACGTGACGATTTCGCCTCCGTTCTCACGCCAATGTTCGCGCTCGGCATCGTTGTTCATCTGAACCTCGAAAAGCACTTCCTGCCTGTGCCTTTCGAGCCGGTAGTTGCGTACGAATTCTGCGTGTGCCGGTGAGCAGTGCAAGTGCCGGGGGGAGCACGGCACAAAGCTCCCCACCGGCCACTTGCGTTTGCTCATGGCTGTTCGAACGCCGCGTGTGGTTCGCCGACTCGACGCAACCGGATCACCTTACCGGGTGCCTGCGTCTTATCGGGTTCGTAGTCCATCAGTGCAGCGAATGCCTCCACCAGGACGGCGTTCTGCTGCACCAGTGTTTCGAGCAGTTGACGAATCGCGCTGAGATTGCTGTGCATTTCGTCAACACGTCCGAGGGCTTTCTTAGCTTCCTCGGGAATGGGGACCGTGATGCCCATTGTGCTTGCCTTTCACTGTGATTCGAACGGGTTCCATCTCCCATTCGATGTCGCGGACCATTGCCCAGACTACGCGAAGGAACGCCTTCACCAGCCACTCCGTCCGTGCATGTTGACTCGAATTTTCTGCACGTCGGTCACGTCCCAACCGAACGAACGCCAACGTGCCGTAGTCGGTTCACGATTCGACTGCAATTCGATGTCATAACCGGCGATGGTGCCTCCCGAATGGCAGCCAGTCGCCGGGATGATTTGCTTTGCGTCCCGTTCCGTGTGTGGTGTTGCACGGTCGTATCGCAGCATGTCAATCGGGAAGTTGCTGCGACCGTGAACGTTGAACACGTACAGGAAACGGTCAGACATACTGCTGCGGGGCAACGAGTCTCGCCGTCTCGGCCACCAGGGGACCGTACTGCGGGCATACGTTCGCAATGGCGAACGTGATCGTGTCCACGGCGACCTGCTCGGGCACGCCCTGATTCACGAACTCTGCCACGGCGTTTGCAACGCCACGCGGAGTTGGGTCGTTGTAAACCCACGTGCAGAACAGCGATGCGTCGTGCAGCATGTCTTGGACCGGATCGGCCTGCGCTGGCGGGGATGCGATCAGAGCGCCGACAGCGCCAATCGTGATGAATCCCAGTGCAAACCGTGTGCGAATCTTGCTCATTGGTTGAATCTTTCTGTGTGAGTTTGGTTTTAAGTCTGGAAACGACGGTGGCCGGGAAGCTTCGTTGCATTCCCGGCCACCATCGTTGTATTCAGTTGTTAGTTGCTCGCGGCCTTCTTGGCGCGGGACTTGGCCGGTGCCTTCGTGGTCGGAGCACCGACCGGCACGGCCACCTTCGCAGCGGCTTCGTCGTGCGCCAGGATCAGATCGAGCTTTTCCATCGCGGCACGGTCGGCCTTGCTGAATTCCGACTCGCCGTTGCGGTCGGCCTTGAGCACCTTGAACGCGTTCGTCTCGACACGCGCTTGCAGCCGGTTGCCGCCCAGTGCCTTGACGCCCTTGACCATCTGCTCATGGTGCTGGAACGTGTTGTGCAACTGCGCGATTGCCAGCTTCGAATGCTTCCACTGACCCTCCGGCCCGATGACGCGCGGGTCCGAATCCCACATCTGGATCAGACGGTCGCGCTTGTTCATCACCAGCGATTGCGAGTTGGTCTTGACCTTCTCGCCGATCTTCTCGCCAGCCTCGGACAGGATGACCTCGGTCTTGACCTCGGGCACCGGGTACATGGCGTCCAGCCACGCGTTGAAGTGCTTCTCGGTGACCTCGGTCTCGGACCACGACCGCAGCGTCTCGGTGAACACGTCGGCCTGCTGGTGGATCAATCCCAACGCCTGCACGGCGTCTCGGATGTGAACCAGCGAGTTCTTCGTGTGCCGAATCTTGTACTTGCCGGTCTCGCCTGCCTGTGACAACGCGTACTGCAACGTGTTGTCGCAGACGGTCGCGGTGATCGTTCGAGTCCAGCTTGTCGGCAACGTTCCGTTGAACGACGTGGACACAACGAGATTCGGTCGGAAATTGAATCCCGTCTTGTCGTCGTGCAGTTCCTCGGGGATGGAAATTTCCATCGAGGCGACACGACCACCGCGCAGGATCAGCGCGCTCGTCACACCGAGTTCGCCACCGGCAGCGCCGATGATGTTCGCGGTCTCCGTGATGAACGTCTGATCGAGTTGGTGCTGCTGGTATTCGTCCGAGTGCATGCCCAGCACAACGGCATTCAGCGCGTCCTGATCGAGTTGGCCGGTGGCCCACCAGTTTTCGTAGATGTCGCGCAGCTTGTCCTCGCGAATCACGCCCTTGTAGATGGACACCGGGAATTCGACCGGCACCTTGACGTAGGTCGTACCGTCGCCGTTCGGATCGCGCACGTCCAGGTCGAGTGCGATCTTCACGTTGCCGTCGAGTGCCTGCCAGTTGAGCAGGCGTTCCTTGACGAGGCTCACCGGCAGATAGCCGCTGTAGTGGCTCGGCTTGAGCGGGTTTTCCAGCCGCCCATCGTGCCACCAGGACGACGGACGCCAACCGGGCTGCTCTTTGCGCGCCTTGTCCACGGCGGCGAGCATTTCGGCGTTGATCATCGCCTGCGGGACCAGCACGCCCTTGCTGTCGGTCACGACCAGCATGCCGTTGCTGTCGGTGAACGCCGTCATCCCGTTGGGGAGCAACAGCGCGCCTCCGATTGCGCCACCGATCATGCAGTTGTCGTGCAGGTAGGGAATGGTTTCCTGTGTCATTTCGATTCCGTTTCTCGTGAAATGTGAGCCGGTTTTTCCGACCCACAACCAACCTAGCATCCGACTAGGCTAGTCCACTTAAGAACACTGTGAGAATCCACTGCGTTCTCGCACCGTGACGAGGTACTCGATCCCCGCCACGGCTCCGACGCTACACCCGGCGTCTGACGGGTTCGGGCTAATCGACCGCAGCGAAGTAGAACGTCTGCGACCGGACCTTGATCGGACGGCGTTTGCCCTGCGAATCGGTCGCGTAGTGACTGATTTCGCCACCGTGGAGGATCGTGCAATCGGCGCTGGCAGCCCCGCGCTTGATCGCCTCCGAAGTCGCGAGTTCCTTGGCGCGGCGCTCGCACGCTGCGACGGTGACTCCGGCTGGCGAGTACGTCAGTACCGTGACCTTGATCTTGCGCGTCTTTCCGATGCGCTGAATGTCCGCGCGCACTTCGGTTTTGCCGACGAAACGAGGGCGAAGGGACTTGATCTTGTCGTTCATTTGTCCGGTTCCTATCAACCGTGCGGGTATCCCTGTTGTATACCCGTCGCGCCGTGTTGGTTTGACCCAGTTCCCCAACACGGCCTCCGTGCTATGTGATCGGCTTCGCTTTGTACAGCGATTCGACTGCCTCACGCGCCTTTTGGACGCGCTGGCGGGTATCGGCGCTGAACTCGTTGTAGCCGTTGAGTTTCAGCGCCAGGTGGAACATGCCGGAAAGCTCGTTGGCACGTGCCAGCAGGTTCGCCCGACTGTCATAGCTCGGGTGAAGCTTGAACGTTGCGACGGCATTGCTCAAGCTCGTTGCCGCCGTGTCGATTTCGTGCGCGATCATGTCCAACGTGATCGTCTCGATTGCAGTTGTCATCAGTACGGCTCCTGAATCCGTCCCATCGGCGGTGACCACGTGTGTTCGTTGATCTTGAACTTTACGCGATCCCCGTCGATCCAGAACCGAATCTTGCGCGGTTCCTGCATGAGCAGCGCATCCGTAAGTGCGCCAATCTGTTTCGGATCATCGACCACAATCATGGCCGGTGCCTGTCGGTGCTGCCAGTCGTGCGGGACGAACCCGCCACGGCTCAAGTGCGCGTCGAGTTCTTCGAACTTGGCAGCGATTTCGTCGCCAACCGGCTGGTCGGCAATCAACGCGCGCAACTCGCGCAGCATGTCGTCGGGGTCGCTCATGAATCCTCCCCGGCCTGACCAACGATGATCGCACCGCTGGTCAACAGCACCGGATGGTGCTGCGTGTAATGGTGCCCGCAGAACATCAGTTCACCGGACTTGAGTTGCAGCGCAACGGTTGCCGCTGCACTGCATCGGTCGCATCGATCCGCACGGGTCAGTGTGCGGATCACCTTCGCTGGCGCGCTCATTCTCCGTACTCTCCTGTCGCATATCCGACGTACATATCCCCGTCGTCTTCAACGGGTTTGGGCTTCGTGAATGCGCTCCATTCCGAGTAGAACTGGGACGCTTCGTCTTTGAAGAACAGGACGTTGTGCTCGGGCATGCGCTCCTGAATTTCAGCGAAAACGGTACGAGGGTCGGCATCCATGCCGGGATGCCAGCCGCTCTGATACGCGTCTGCGTTGTACCGTGTCCACCCGTTCTGCTCCAAAACGCTTGCGTCACAGAACGATACGCGGTTGTGCGGATTATCGATCAACGGTGCGAGCACGTCATCGATGAATTCGGGGTCGATTGCGCAAGTGCCGCACAACCAATCCCCGTCTGGCAGTAGGACTCCGAACTGCTTCCAGAAGTACGAATCGCCCGATGTACGGAAGATTCGATGGCAATGCGAGCACTGTTCCCACTCGTCATACCACTCGACTTCGACGCCGATTCGCTCCAAAGCCGCTGAGAGCCGGTGCATTTCGAGCGCGCCTTCTTGCGAGTGCAGTTCGTTTTGCGTCTTCACGCGCGTCCACCAACTGCCCAGGACCCACACGGTCTCGTCATCGTGGTAGCCCGGTTCCGCGTATCCAACGCCCACGTTCATGACGAGGTTGCCGTCGCCCCACGTTTCGCCGCAGACCACGTTGATCAGTCTTTGCGCGGCTTCCAACTTGTTCATGATCAACGCTCCCTGTATCGGAGTGCCTTTTCGGCCAATTCTACGGCCTTATTGTGTGCGATCAGCGCATCATCCGCGCTGATTATGCCCGATTCACGGACCTCGACCGGCTTGCCTTTGCGGCTGATTGCGGTCTCGAAATAGCGCCACGGTTCGATGAAAACCGTTGTGACGTGGCAATCAGCAACGGAATCCTTGTGTACGAGCGTGCTTTTCATTACACGATCCCGTTGCTGTAGTAGCGCACGCCGACGCTGTAGAGCTTGTCCTGCAATTCGTCGGTCAACACGGGACCGAGGACTGCCGGTAACGCGCCCACGAACGTCTGATCGTCGTCGTAGAGCACGATGGACTTGCGCACGTCGTGATTTGCGCGCTCGATCAGATCACCGTTGATCCAACGAACCATGAGTCCCTTGTTCAACTCACGGTGCATCGGATCAGTTTTCTCGATGTGCTGGACGGTGCCCATTATTTCCTAACTCGCGTGTATTTCACGCTCCGTTGGACGGCAAGAATCGAACTTGCATGCCCAGCCGAACTGTTGGCATTCCCGTTGTCTTTACAACGCGCCCGCTTAATGTCTGTGTGCATTTAGAGCCAATATCACTGCGCATCGCATTGGGACAAGTCAACCTACGCAGCCGTTTTCGGCCTCAATCCCTCTGGGATTGGATTATTTCTGCGAATTGAATGCCTTCAATTCGCACCGTATACCGCATATGATCCCCCACTCGGGCGGCGTCCACCTGTCGCGCATTGTGCCTACGTGTGCTCATCGCATCCACGTGCCATTGCGCTCATGTTATCCGTGCGTTCAACGGTCGCTGTGTAATTGTGGGTGTGCTCATCGCATGCACCTATAAACGCATTGGGTCTGGCTGCGCTGGAATAGATTCCAGCCAGACCAATACGCATATACACGCATGGACGTGTGTGTGACGTGTGCGCGTGCGGCCATACGCGCGCAATGCCGAAAACCCGACCCACCAAAGGTGAGCCGGGTTTTCGCTGGTCGGACTACGCCCGCTTGCCGTAGATGCGCTTGCCGCTGCGGAAAACGACCACGGCTTCGCCGTCGAGCAAGATCACGTCGCCCGACTTGACCGAAACGGCCTGGTCAGCGGCCTTTTTCGGCGCGGTCTTCGCGGGCTTGGGTGCGGTCTCCGTGACCGTGACCGGCGCATCCGTGCTGGTCAGCAGCGATTCGAGCTTGACGCCCAATTCATGCGCGTCTTTCATGGTCATCTTGTCGGCCAGCCGGTCTGAGCGAAGCTCAGTCCAGCGCCGGTCTGCGTCCCGCGTGGTGAGCACATCCCACGCCTTCGCGGTCTTCGCGGGAACCTTGCCCGCGTAGCCGCCCTGGTCTGCGACCTGCTTGAACAGCGACTTGAGCCGATTGCACTGGCCGAACGTGACCGGCTTGGCAGCCCAGCGCGCCATCAGCGCATCGAACTCGGGCGTATTGGCGGCAGGCATCGTGAACGTGGACATGTGAACCCCTTCGGGCAGTCGGTGGAGCGGGCCTCGCTGGCCTGCCCCGGTCGCCCCACGGCGGGACGACCTGCAACCAGCCTGGTCTTTTTCGCCAGCAAAGCAACCAAGGGTCCCCTAAGAAGGCCGGAAATTTCATGATCAAAAGTGCCTCTGACCAGGCAACTAATTTTCTTTTGTGATCCCGGTCACACCCCGATTTTCAGGCCGCTGATCATGAAAAACAGCCTCCCACCATTGCTTTTAGGCGTTTGCTGGCTTACTTAGAGAACCTATCTTGCCTGGTCAGAGGTTTGCGACAGGTGGTCGAAAACATCGGTTAGGGTCGCCTAACAGAAAGGCTTACTGTTGGGGTTACGATAAGGCTTTTGGTTGGGTTTACAGTAAGGGTCAACGTACGCGCGTGCGCGCCCGATACCGCGCGGGCATACGTGCGTGGAATCGCGCGACACACACACGCGTGGAATCGCGTGGCGCTCGCGCGTGGAATCGCATCCGCGCACGCAGGGAATCGCGCCTTCGCGCACGTGGAATCGCGCTTGCAGGCGCAGGGAATCGCGTCCCACGCACGCAGGGAATCGCACGCGAATGCGCGTGGAATCGCGCCTGTGTCACGCGGGGAATCGCGCCTGTTTGCGCGCGGGGAATCGCACGCCTGTACGCGCGAACAAACCAGGCGCGTACGCGCGGAAATAATCGCGCGCATTACGCGATCGTTTATCGCGCACGTTAATGTAATGGTTTTAACGCGCAGCCCTAGCCCTGCGCATAATGCGCGGCCAGGAGAATCATTGTCGGTAGATGAACGCAGTTCATCGCACACGACACCTGCGGGGCTAGGCATCAGGGCTGGGTGCGCGATCCTCGGGCGTTTCAACCTGCGTAGGATTCGCCATTGCTTTGTTCTGCTGGACCAAAATGCGAGCGTCCTCGACCGTCATCCGTAGCCCACGCGCGATGTCTTGAGCGACCATTTCGTCAAGTTGTTCATTCGTGGGGTCGGCCAAATTACTTGAGTCCCAAGCTTGTCCGGTCGCGCGTTCCAAACACGCTCTTAGGCGTATGTTTTCACGGCAAAGCATCAGGTTTTGACGCTCAAGCAGCGCAAGGTAAATCGCGCGGCCTTCCTCGTCCTGCTCGGGAATGGGGGCACGCAGTGTGGTCGATTGCATTGGCCTACTCATGGTTTCATCTTACCCGCCAGGTGTGGGGAACGGAGGGTTCACGGGCAGGCTCGGCAGGGACGGGCCATTGCCTCCCGATGGCAACCCACCTTCGGTGGTCTGGTCGCCGGGGCTGCTGGGAGTTGATTTCCAGTCGTTGAACAAGCACCCGGCCCAGGGCTGCGAAGGATCAGCACCGCTGGCGGGCAAGCCAATTGGGCCGGTATAGCCGCCTTCGTGATTGATCACGCCGTCAGGTCCCGTCCACACGTGCGATGCTTCGCCGGGAGAAAGAATGCGGTGCTCTGCCAAGGTCAATGCGAACAGGCCGGGTCCGCTGCATTGCGGAGCGGCGTTGCCGTACGGATCGCGTGCGTGATAGACGTGGTGAGAACCAGCCGGAGGTAGCTGATCAGGATTGAGCTTGCCCACGTTTTGAATCCACGGCTGTACGAACGGATTGTCTTGGTACTGCTGGTGCCACACACCCGTGGAGGGTTGCGGTGCTCCGAACAACCACAATTGATCTGCGGGAATGCCTAGCTCTGCGGCCAATTGGATTGCAGGCGATGATCCCAGACTGAATCCTGCGATAATGCAACGCCTTCCGGCACAAAGCTTGGACACGGCATCCTTGCCAGCGGGCATTGCTGCATTCGTCTGATCCACTGTGCCAGCGGCGATGTCGGCGTTCCATGTCACCTGGAAGCTGTTCTCGTAGCTCACCCAACCGCCTGCAACCATCTGGTCGCGCGCCATGCCACCGCCTTGGCCGTTGCCCTTGTCGGTGTTGCCGCCGAAGATGATCCAATAGTCCGCTGGTGCAGTGCGTCCGATGATGATTGCGGTTGCGCATCCCACCATGAGGCAGAAGACGCAAGCGAGAAGCATTGTGGCGTGTGCCTTTTGCTTGGCCCAATTAACCATGATCGTCCTTTTTGATCGGCTGCGTTAATTCGGCCAGCCATTCGCCGATTGTTTTCGGAGGTTCTGCTATCGTGGAACCTTCGCACTCACGATACGGTGATTTCCCCGGTTCTACGTGTACCCACGCCGCTGCGCCGTCAACATTCTCGATCAACTTGATCGGCTTGCCGCAATGCGGATGACGGCAAAACACGGTTATTCCTGTACGCCGCAACGAGGTTGAGTCGGAGGATTCGTACGGAATTCCTGTGCGAGTTCAGCGCGACGGTTGTTCGTGTACTTGAAAGTGTTCAGGTACTCGTTGACGATGTTTTCGCCCCACGCCTGCCGTCGCGGATCATCGGGAGGCAACGCTTTGATGTCTGAGGGCACGTTAAACACGCCATCGAAGAACAACTTCTGTCCCGCTTGGTTTTCAATCGCGCGGAGCTTCTGTTCTTCACAGACGGCTTCGCTGGTGATGAGCGCCTGTCGAGACTGCTTGGTGATTTCGTGCTGAATGTGGTTGGTAGACCACAGACTCCACAGCAATCCGGCTGCGACCGCAACGTAAATGATCTGCTTCGCAGTCGGCATCTTGATCTTACGATGACCGTTGTCCATTTTGTTCCTCACCCAGCACCACACAGGTTCTCCAAACAAAGCGAGTAGGAATCCAGCCATAAGGGCTAGAAAATCACTCGCGTCAAAGTCGAGCAGATTACTTAGCATGGCGACCGTACCTTTCCGGCTCCGGCTCGGGGGAAGACGAGTCGGTATCCGGCTTCTCGTCGCTTCGCTTTTCCTCTGTTTTCTCACCCTTGTTCATTGCGAATTTCAAACCGACCCAACCGAGTACGAGTAGCAGAACCTCGTTCAGAACTACGGGTCGTTCTGCGGCGGTGTACTGAGTCTGAAAGTAAACCCACGTGGCAAAAACGATGGCAGCCGTGACGAGTTGAAGCGCCCCGGTTCTCTGCCATCGTTCAAGCCGCGTTTCGTTCGGCATTAGCGCACTTGCTTGTTTTCAGCAACGCGCCGCTGCGCTTCGACCAACTGCAACTTCGCCTGCGCAACGCTGGGGAAGTTCTTCTTGATGAAGGGCAGCAGGAAGCCGACGATGACAGCGACCGCGAACGAGACCCATTCGGCCTGCGTATTGGGAAGCTGCACAAGCTGATCGGCTCCGGCAGCGGCATCGGGGTTGAGCGTGGCGTCGGGTTCGGTGACGGTGGTGAACAACACCGAGACCAACGCACCGGCCACGCCGCCTGCTACTGCCTTACCAGCCTGTTGAACCTTGTCGAAAAATTCATTCGCCATGATGGTGCTCCTTTCGTATGAGATTCTACGCCGCTATTGCGACACGAATCTGTTCCCTCGCCCAGTCCTGTGCTGGCTCAAGCACGTACCCGCCATGCGGGTCCATGTTCGCCAGGAACATCACGCCGGAACCGATAGCCATTGCAATGGCGATGACTTCCTTTGTGGGATTGATCCCGGCAGCGATGAGTTCCCAAAACAGCGTGGCTGGATTGGAATTCGCGACGACCTCGTAAATCGCGGACTTCTTTTTGCCGACCGAGTTGTTTTCATTCTCGGTGTAGATGTCCTTGGTACGGCAGAGGTAGCAGACGTTGTTGAGAACCGGAAGCCGTTCGGGGCTGATTCCCGACGTGTTCGGCTTGGGAGGATCGGTGACCAACAGCTTGGGTCCCATATAGTCCAGCGGACGGTACGGTGCGCCGACTTCAAGTGCGCCGATCCAATCCTTGAGCCGATTGTGGAACATTCCGTTGGGATTCAGAACGTGACGAAGTAGGAACCGAGACGCAACGATGTCGCCTTCGGAGAATCCCGAAATGAACCACTTGCGACCGAGAGGCATCTTCACCGGATCGAGGAAAATCTGAGTGATCGCAGTGACGCCGGTATCGCTCTTGAACGGAATGCCCTTGTTGTTGTAGCCAATCGGCTGCAACTGCACCAGACCTTCACGCTCCAAGCGCCGTCCGATTTCAACGGCAGGCCCGACCCACATGTCGGATTCGTGACCTTCGATGGTGATGTAAAGCGGCTTGAGCTTGCTGCCGTCAACGAGCACCGGAGGCACCGTCGTGTCAGGGAGCAATTTCATTTGCTTCTTTGTGGCCCAATCGAATTCGGAGTCGGTGTCAGTGATCGGTCCCGGCGTGCGTCCGAGTTCAACCAGAATCTTCGTGGCCGACTTGAACTGTTGCAGAGCGCGTCCGAATCCCTGCGTGTAGGTGTCGTCGGTGTCAGTGATACCGAGACCCTGAGCCTGACCGTAGGAGAAGCGTTTCAGATACGTCTTCGCGTCCGAAATGAGAGGGTCAACATCCCCTACTTCCCTTGCGGGATGCCAGGCTTCGGAAACCTGACGGGCTACTGTAGTGACTGGTTCGCTCATACGAATTCGTTGTCCTTGTTCAAAACGATTGTGCCGTCAGGTGAAAACGCAATACGTCCACCTTCGAACGTCTGATAGATCATGCCGCCGTGCTTGATTTCACTGCTGGTCGGCCAGCCGAGGAATCCAGCTTCCCAACCGTTGAGCCGATAGCGATTGCCGATGGCTCCCTTGATGACGTGTCCACCTTGGCCGTACTTGCGGTAGAGCACGCCGTTCTGGAACGCCTGCACGTCACCCCCGTCTGGGATAACCGCATGGGGCGCAATGGGATAACCCAACTCGCCCTGTTCCCAACCGAGAGCCGTGTACGTTTCGAGCAGATGCTTCGGGACGGCGAAGGCTCCGGTGTTGGCCGACCAGTAGATCGTACCGTTTTCGAATTCGGCCCAGCGTCCCTTACCGTCCGCAGTTGGCTTCTCGGGCACCGTGATTCGCTTGCCCAGCCACTTCGCGACCTTCGCATGCTCATCGATGGCGTTGAGAATCGGAACCGCACCGCGCATTGCGGATTCGATGTCCTTGCGGAACAGGTTCATGTCGATGCCACCGGGGTCCCACTTGCCCTGTGCGGCTCCGGCCCATTCCTTGTGTCCGATGGAATGTGTGACCGGTTCATTCAGGAACTTGAGGATCGCTGCGTTACCTTCAACGTAGTGATCGTATTGAACCGCAGGCCAATCCGCTCGATGCGGTCGGCCCGGTTTTCCACCACCGTCATTGGCAGCTTCGATACCGATTGTTCTGGGATTGGCGTTGTTCGTTCCCAGTCCCGGCCACGAACCGTTTCCGGCGTGCCAGGCAATGCCGACACCACAGACGGTGAACAGACCGCCGTAGCTCAGATGCAACTGGGAGGCCAGACCCAGCGAGGGATGGAAAGCGATGGACTGCCAACTAGCGTTGTCACTTCCGGTGTGGTGATCAACGATCCCCCACACGTCTGCCATGTCGCCATGGCCGCGATTGTTCGCACCATCGGCCACCTGTACGGGCAACCCGGCACTCCTGAGAATGTCGGGGAGCCAAACTACATCACCACGTCGAGACACAAGAACCTCCGTCCGGTCGTTACCATCCTAGCCTACTGGACTACGGATGGGTGTATTTGTAAACCGGTGTCACGTTGATAGTTGCAGAGCCGGAGTTCACTGTCAGGCTTGAATCCAGCGCATCCGACCACAGATACGTGCCATCTGCTTTTCGCACCGCGTAATGCGATGCAGTCTGCCCCGCTGGAATCACGAATTGCTTTTGATTGCCGGTCATTACGGCTTTACCGGCATCCCCGCCAGAGCCTATGACCGGAGTGCCCCACACGTGCGTCTGCCGTGCGTAGCCAGAGCCGGTGACTTCGTTGGTGTTCGGACTGGCGGGGTTGACCGCACTGGAATGAATCGACACCAGAGCACCTTGCAATCCAGCCTGTCGAGCCTGCTCAATTTTGAAAGCGTCAGAAGCAGCCACTTTTTCCTCGTTTCCTAGCCTGTTTTCCTACGGTTGTCTCATCACCAAGTTCGACCGGCCAACTGAACCGTTGCCGCCTTTACTACCAGCGCCGAAGAACGATCCGTTACCACCAGCGCCACCGGCTCCGTTTCCAGAAGCACTGCCTCCGTTACCTGTACCGCCGTTGCCACCGGGATAGGTCACACCATTGTAGGTCACCGAGGATCGAGTTTGCCCGTTCTGAGAACCGGATTCGGTATCGGGATTCCCGGTGGCTTCTACGAGCACGGTGCCGTTAGGTAAACGCAATTGAGTTGGTCCCGGTTCAGGATTCGGGTCCTGAACACTTGTCGCGTGACCGTTGGACCCAAGGGATTGGGGCGCAATGTAAATTACCAATTGAGTTGTTCCGTTGGGGATTTCGTTCCCATAAGTCAAGGTTCCGGTCGCCCAGTTTCCAGCCGCACCACCACCACCGGCAAGAGGCCAACCACCACCACGGCCACCACGACCACCACCGAGCAGAATGTAATCGACCAGCACACCAGGGATCATCGCCCACCAGGGCAGGTTGATGGTAAAGGTGCCAGCCGTCGTCCGTTGATCCGTGACCGGAGTTTGTGGAGGAATCGTCATGAAACCTGTTGCGGTTCCTGTTCCTTCGGCTGCCGCGATCATGTTCGCCAACATCTGAGTGGAAACGGCTGTCGATCCTGAACCGTTTCCGGCACCAGTCAGCGCCGTCGCTGCGACCAACCCTGCACCGGCTGCCGATCCGTTCCCAGTGGCTATCAGTTGGGTGATGACCGTTCCCAGACCGGCACCGCTGGCGTTGGCTATGGCAACGGCGTTCAACAGCAGAGCGACCGCCCCGACACCGCTACCGGACCCTGTTGATTGACCCAGCAAGTTTGCATACCAGGCAGCCTGACCAGAACCAATTCCGAATCCAGCCGCAATGACGTAAAAGACTTCCCACCAACCGGTTTGAGGATCACCCTCGGGCAGATCAGGTGGAGTTTGGTTGAACCACCCCGGCGCTGAATTCCTGTGCGTCGTGTCAAGTGGAACGTCGGGGAACCACATCAGGATTGCCTTGCAATGATCCACAGCCCAGCGTTGGCACCGTCGCCACCAGCGTAAGCCACGGTATAGATACCGCCGTAACCACCACCACCACCGGCACCGGGAGTTCCACCGTTGGCACCAGGACGACCACCGGTACCTCCGATGCCTCCGGCGTAATTCTTTCCGTTCCAAACGAAGTCACCAGGACTGCGGCCAGTGCTCATAGGATCGGTACCGGAACCGTACTGAGTTGCACCGGCACCAGCGGGAGCCAGCAATTCGGCCTTACCTCCGCTGATCGCACGGCGACGAGTGACGGTACCGGTCGAACCGTTCTGTTCCTTAGCACCGCCTTGTCCACCGGTACCCACGTCGAAAATGATCTGCGCGTTGGGCACGTCAGGGAAATCGACTCCGCGAACGAGACTTTCACCGCGCCACTGTCCAGCGCCACCGCCGTAGCCGGGTCGGGTGTCGCCACCGTTACCGCCCTTACCACCACCACCGGTACCAACCATGATGTCGTCAACGATATTGGCCCAGTCGGGCACGTTGTAAACGAAGACGCCCGGTGTAGAAACCGTAGTGGTACGAGGCGCGAAATACGGTGGGGCAACATCACCTTCAACGATACCGACTGTCACCCATGGGTAATCTCCTGCGTAGTTAACGCTGGCGAGATTCAACGTGCCCACTCCGGTACGAATCGCAGATGGCCGGAACGGGTGACGAGTCGTGTCGTTGGGCATCGTTCCCAACGGCTTGGACTGAACCAAATGCGTTCCCGTGCCCTGCACGCGGAATGCGAAAGCGAGCACGTCGCCGTGGACGACTGGCACACGATCAGCCGTGAGCATGTTGTAGGTGAGCTTTTTCCAGCCTGCCGACAGATTCGGCACCTGATCCGGCGAACTGTGCAGATACTCCAATTGCATTGTCGTGTAATTGATTCGGTACACGTCAATGTACATAGCCGTGATGTTGGCATTGCCCTTACCGAACCACTGCACCGATCCACGGGTGGCGTCTTCTTCTGCAAACCAGAACGCAATCGGCACGTTCGTCGCCGTGGCAGCCACCGTTGGCGGGTCGCCTGCTGCGGGCCAATCCGGTATCGGATACATCGATTTCGCTGTCGGATCAGTACCAGAACCGAAGCCGTTTGCGTCACGAATACCGAGAATCGCGTTGTTCCACTCACCGAGGTCACGACTGGTCTCGGCAGTATCCACCGTATCGGCGGCTTGGTTGGCAACGTCGATGATCGATTTGCCGGTCTGGCCGGTGAGTCGAGCGAAGCCGTTCCACAGCGCATTCACGGTGTCTTCGAACGTATCTCGGATCGTTCCACCTGTGATGCCCTGAATGTTGTTGGACGGGATGTTCTTGAACAAATCCTCCAACTCACTGATCAAAACGTTGACCGGCGATTCTTGACCAGACAACGCCGACCACACACGGTTGACGATTGATTGAGCGAACGCAAACGCTTCCTGCAACTGCGTCGGCAGACCTTCGACCCACGGAATCTGCAACAGGCCAACGGGTTCCACGTTGCCGTCATCGAACTTGATCGTGCCGCTGGTGGCAGCCGGAGTGATCTGTGGTTCCATCGTGATCTGAGTGACACCACTGGGAACAGTGTAGATCGCTTCTGGAATCAGGACGAAGTTGTTGTTACCGTTGCCATTCACCGAATTGCCGGTGGGAGAAACGAGGCTGGTGACCATCGTCGTGCTGACATGCACGTCTCCGTTGTACGCCAACACATTCAGACGAATCGCGCTTTGTCCTGCTGTCGCAACGAGATTCAGGTACTTCACCCATGCCGAGATTTTCCACTTCTGACCGGCTTGCACCGCAATGAAATTCGACTTGAGCGACTTGTATGTTCCATCGGCGGTTGCCGACGCACATCCCGGCGAAGCATGGCCGTCTGTCAAATCAGGTGTGAACTGACCGAGGTCGGCAACACTGTTGGCACCAGTGAAGCTCGGATTGATCAGCGCGTTTTGACCGAAGTTGGCAATCGATCCGAGAGGAATCGACGTAAGACGGCTCGGCAGAATCGGCCCAAACAGGTTGGTTTTCAACCAGTTTCCGAGTTCTTCGAGTCCACCAGTCTGACCAGTGAGGTTCTGTAGTAGTTCGCCCCAGTCTGCGCCACCCAGCATGTCGGCAAGCACCGTCTGAATTAGGCCATGGCCGAAGTCAGCGAAGCTCAGACCGTCACCCCCGCCAGCGGTCGGATCAACAGCGAGCGTGAGGTCGCGCAGGGCGTCTCCGAAGTCGTTGATCGTATGCTGACCGGTGAGCATCTTGATAAACGACGCCACTGCGAGTATCGCCTTCGCGATCAAATTGATCAGCGGTGTTCCAAGCTGAATCAACATGCGCAGTGCGGCAGAGAAGTCGGGAAGATCGATGCCGTCGAGAGCTTCCATCAGAGCTTCGACAATCGGCTTGAGCGGGCCGAAAAAGTCTGCGATGCCTTGGATGTCATCGAGTTCGATGGACAGAGCTTCTAGTAGAGTCTGTACCGCTTCTGCGATGGGCAGCAACAGGTCTCGGATGTCCGCAATGAACACGGCCAACTGCTGCAACGCCTGTCCGAGGATCGGAACCTCGCCGAACAGATCGAGAACCGTGGCGATTGCGTTGTCGATAAGCTGATCGATCAACTCACGGAAGTTCGTTGTGCCGCCGAGGTAATTCGAGAAGAAATGCCATGCGGCGTTGAAGATATTGACCGGCACCGTGATTCGGCCTTGTTCGTCTGCGAAGCCGAACATTGCGCCAATGGCCTGAATAACGTATTTCAGATCGCCGAAGTCAAGTCCGGTGTCTCCACCACCGCCCAGCATAACGATCAGATCAGTGACCAAGCCCTGCAACTGCTGAATGACGTTCTGTCCCGCTGCGTCAATCGCGCGCTGTTGCTTGCGCATCATGCCGGAGATATAGCCCACGGCGTTGTTCAATTGAATCAGGTTGCGTGCCTGATCGCGGTAGTCGAACTTATCAGCCGAAAATGACCGCAGCGCACGGCTTTCCGACGACTCTGCCTTGTAGCCGCCGTAGGATGCTGGACCGCCTGGCATCATGCTGGAATCACCCTCGCGTAGGTCCACCAGGACATGCCGCCCTGCACTTCCGGTGTAGCAATGAATTCGAACGCAACTTCGTTAACCCCTTCCGGCACAGTCCAATTCGCTGTCAGTAGTTCGAAAGCGTGTGTCCCAGTGGGGTTCACGTACTCATCGACGGTGAAGGTCGAGACCGGCGTGCCGTTGAATGACGTGTGTGCCAAGAGTCGGAATGCACCGGTCGTGGACTCGACTTCTTGCCACCGCACGGCTGCCATGAGCTTAAGGTTTTCACCGGCAGTGACGAATGCACGCGACGAGCGAAGTCGTGCGCCGTTGTCGTCCAGATCGACACGGACGCTACCTGCGTTCGCATTCTGAACGGTGTCGTAGGTGACGTTGCCGACGCGGAACCACTGACCACCGTTGGATCGCCAGCCCGACAGGCTTGTCTCAAAGTAGCCGTTGTACAACCGGTTTGGATCGGTGTGAGGTTCTTCTTCCCAATCGGGGTTGTATTCGATGGGATCGTAGTTGAATGCGCCTTCGACCTTGACGCCGATTTCAACAATTCCCTCGTCTTGGTTGTAGGCAATCGATGTGATCCGGTGCCACTGCTGAATGTCGCCTTTCCACGGATAGTCGTAGTATTCAACGAAGATCGAATCACCTACGGCATAGCTGCCGAATGGCGCGTGCGGGTGATCGGGGATGACACGGATTTTCGAGAAGCTGATAGGGATGTTGCGGCGCTGCAACTTTCGCTTCGCCCATGCCGCTGCTCGCTCGGTCGAATCGATCCGTGCGTCTTCCTCGATTGCTGTCTTGCGATAGCGTGTCGGATCAGCATTGCCCAGCCGTGCGCTCATCATCTTGCCGGGGAGCCACGACCGAATCACGATGTCTGACACCGGTTCTATGTCGGCTTCCTCGGCCAACTCCGCTTCGATCAGGTTTTCGCCGGAGCGGAAAGCAAGGTGATCCTGCTGTAATCCACCGTACGGGTAGGCAATTCGAATCTGCCGATGAAGTTCTGTGCGATCCTCGTTCCACCAGAATTCTTCGAACATATCGAGCGGAATATCGCGTGCCAGCCCCATGAGAACGTCTCCGGCGTCTGGCAGGTCCACCGCACGAATGAACATGGCGAAGAAGTCCAGAGACAGGATCGACCCATCGTATCCGTAGCCGGGGAGCATCTGCGTTCCGGTTGATGCCGGAGTGACTTCAATTCCCAAGTTAGCGTTGGAAAATGATTGCAAGTAGCTCCAAACCCGTTGAAACACTTCGGCGGGATCAACAGCGATGGGGTTGAAGTTCTCTAGCCACGGCTCGCCCTTGGGGTAGCCCATGGGTCCGGTGAGTTCAATCAGCATGGTCCCACTGGCCGGATCGATCTTCGGCGGGCCTGTAATTCCAGCGCCGAATACCCTACGTTCTCCGTCAATTTCGATTTCACAAACGACCAGTTGCCCGTTCGTTTTCCATTCGATTCCGGCTGAGCTTCGATACTGTTCTATCCGTGGCAGTTTGAACGCCATATGGCTCGGCTCGCTCAAGCCGACCATGACCTCCGGCTCCACGACGTTCAGATCGCGAGTGAGGATTTCATTGGTGTTGGCCTGAATCACCGTCCACCGCAGACGATCAGTGATCATTTGGCCCTCTGATACGCGTCGTGCCACCGAACCTGAGCCTGAGACTGAGCAGTGAGTCCGGTCGCTGCCATGGTCACCGTGAGGTTTGCGCGGTGATCGAACCTCATCCTATCAAGGTATGGCGACTCTCCAATGAGCTTGCGCGCCAGTGTGAGTGGCGGGTTGGCGTTGTTGACCACACGCCTTTGCCACGGATAGGAACTGATTTCGACTACTTCTCCCGACGCAACGTTGTAGTCAAAATCAATCGTGAACGGTTCGACTCTCTGGTAGGCATTCGAGACGGTGAAAACCGGATGGTTCATAGGACCGAACAAAAGCAAGCGGAACCAACTGGGAGCGTTGCCTGCCGTACCCGCCACGGTGCGCGAGAGGTTGGCCTGATTGAGCACCACGGCGTTTTCGATCACGTCGTAGGCAAAGGTGTCCATCCGGCGAAAGACGGCCTGGCATTCGATGGCCTCGGTGTAGTCGGCGTTCTCTGCGGCGTTGAACTCAGCGCCTCGACCGAACACCATCCGAGTCTGGCCGTCTCGACCACAGACATACAGAGGCTTGGCTTGCCCTGGAATGCCACGGATTTCGTCTGATTTCCACTCACGCGCGAAGTCTTCAACGGTGGGCATTTCGTCCCAGAAGTTAGGGAGAGCGCCTTCGTGGTGAGGCAGAAGCCAGTTGTAACGGACGTGGAAAGTCAGTTCAATCGTGGTGGGCTTCAACTGATCCTGGCCCAGCATCATTTCGTCGTTGCGGGACATCTGCAAGTCCTGCACGTTCACGTCGTACGGCTTTTCATCGAACACTTCGACGTTAACCGTTGTGCCCCTGCCGAATACAAGGTCACCGAATTGATACTGCCCTGCGACTAGGTTGCGAATCATTGCCCTGTAGCTCCTGCGAATCCAGCCGCTTTCACCTGGAACATCATTTGACGAGTGTTGTCACGGGGGTCACTGCCCGGTCCACCGTAGACGTTCACCTGACCGATACCCTGTTGGAATTCCGGTCCCTTGATCATACCGGGAACATTGTGTCCCCTCTTATCTTGAGGCATGTCGGCACCGTAGGCGAACAACTGACCGCTGTTCTGGTCCAACAGGAATCGAACGTTGCCCTCTAGCGAACCACCAGGGCCACCAACCAAAGCGCCCAGGAATTGACCGAAGTACGATCCGAAAATGTGCCATGCTTCCTGGCCCAAATCGATCATGGCGTTTGTCGTTTCGAGCACGGCCTGAATCATCGCGGCCACCTGACCGGCAGCCTGAATTGCAGAGCCAGCGCCGAACGTGCCTTCGCTCGGCACCATCGAACCGACCGTGGAGAGAACCTGGCTCGTTGCGCCTGCGATTGCAGCGCCAAGTTCGATGTACTTCTGGAAGTCATCGATCATCTGCATGATGTCTTCGGTATTGCTCGGATACCGAATCGCCATGTCTGCCAAGTTCTTTGTGGCCTGAATCGCTTCGACAGTCTTGTTCAGAACGTCGAACATTGCGCCTGCGATACCAGAAGCACCCTGTACCAAACCGGCTGCCATGTCCATGGGATTCTGGTTTTCAACCATGCCACGTTCGCCGGTGATCGAACTCTTGAGGCTTTCAAGCGCCTGCGTGTTCGCTCGGCCTGCCGGAGTGTCATTCACACTCTGCCGGTCGATTTCAGCCTGAATCGATTGCAGGGATGCCGCGACCTGCTGATCGCTTGAACTTGGATTCTCGGCAATCTTGATCTGCTCGTCCAACGCGCTGTTGTTCTGGCGCAACTGATCGAGAATCGCCTTCTGCTGATCCACGGATTCGGCCGTGTTTGAAGCGATTCCAGACCAATCACCAGCCGGTCGGTACCAGAAGTCGGTCGCCCCTTGGAACTGCGCACCAGAGCCAGTACGACCGCCCAACGCTGCGGCTGCATCGCTGCCCCAGTTGAAGTTGGTCCCACCAGGCAACGTGGCCTGCATGTGACCAGCGTTGTAACCGACGCGGAAGTCACCGGGACCGCCTGTGCCACGGACGAATCCACGAGAAGCAAGCCATTCGGCTGCGTTCGCAGTGCTCATCGAACGGCCACCGGTCGGACGGCTGTCCATGATGTTAACGAGGTCTTCGACCGCGCTAGAGCAGTCGCCAAGTCCCTGTTCCAAATTGCCTACGGCGCTGTAGGTTCCCTTCGGCACACGGCTCAGCAAGTCCTCGTCACTGATTTCGCCACGGGTGCGTCCACCGGTTCCCGGCGTGGTTGCACCGGGACGGGCTGCGACGAACGTGTTCGGCCATGCGCCCGGTCCCTGTTGCTTGAGCAATTCTTCGGCGGCTGCGATCTGTTGTTCCTTCGACGCCAGATCGGCACGCGATGCGTAAGCGAGACCCCCGGCTGCCTCCCACGACGACTGTGCGAACTGCAAACCGCCGTAGTAGCCGTTGCCGGTGTTGATTGCCCAGTTTCCACCAGATTCCTTTTGCGCTATGGCATCCCAGTCTGCACCGGCCTTCATGCCAGCTTCGGTGCCGCGAGCCACTGCGCCTTCGATGTCACCGGGAGCACGGCCCGTGCCCTGATGAACCACGCCGATTGCCTGGTAGTTTTCGTCTTCCTTGCGCTTGCGAGCTTCTTCACGCGCCTGCGGATCGACGCGGAAACCGAAAGCGGCACCGGTACTTTGACCGAAGAACGTTCCCTTTCCAAGCGGATCGGCAACGAACTTCATGGCGTTGAACATGACGCTGGTGACCTGATCGAAAACGCCCTTGATCTGATTACCGAATTGCAGCAATCGAGACAGTTCGCCCATGATCGGCGTGGACTGGAAATTGCCACTGCGATACGGCAATCCGAGACCGGCGAACTGACCGGCCAATCCATCTGCGGCCTTGCCTGCGGTCGGGTAGCCGCTGACAACCCCGCCAGCGAAGTCCTCCGAGAGCGTCTTACCGGAGCGGTCCACGTAGTTGCGACCGGCCAGCGGACCCTTCTTCGGCGGCGAAGACGGGAAGCGCGCCTTGAAGTCTGCGAGCAGTCGGTCCACTGTCGGGAGCACGTTGCCGGTGAACGATTCGTTCAGGCCAGCGGCGAAGTCATTGCCGACTGCCAGACCGGATGCCTTTGCGCCACTGGCGAAGCTGTTCAAGTGCTGCTGTGCCTGACCCAATTGCGTCTGGAAAGCACCGGCAATCTTGTTGACTTCTTCGATCAGCTTTGTGATCGCGTCCTTGACCTGATTGACGACGAAAGTCGTTTCCTCGTAACCCTTTGCAACGATGGTGAATTCGATCTTTCCATCGTTGAACACGCGCTTGATGTCTTCGACGCGTTGACGAACCTCACTCAAACTTGCGGTATCGATCTGGATTTTCGCAGGCTTGTTGTTGAGTTCGTCAATCTGCTTCTTGAGGTCAGCGATTGTACGGTTCGCGTCGTCCAACGCGGCCTGATCGGCTGGCGGGGGAGCCACCTTCGGCGGTTGCGGGGCAGGCGTGTTGGGAGCCGGTGCCCCAGGCTGCACAGGGACCGTGGCAGGCGGTGCCGGAGGTCCACCGGGGAGCGTGATGCCCTTGGACGCGAGGAACTGTTGTAGGGTCGCCAACGCTGCCGGATCGATACCCGGCTTGATGACGAGCGTGTTGCCCGTGCGCGTGGTGAAGTCGTCCAGAACCGGGCCGAGAACCTTGTCGATTTCGGCTTCCAATGTAGCCGGGTCCTGCACCAGCACAGGAATTTCGACGCCCTGGCCGACCTTTTGCTGCATCGCCAGAACGACTGCGCCCAAGTCCTGAGTGAGAACGTCCTTGCCTTCAAGCTGGACCAGAATCTCGACAACGCCGGGGATCGCGCCAACTTGACCGACCAACTGCTGCACTTTTTCAATCGGGAGATTGAAAGCCGTTGCAACCTGCTGCAACTGGCTCTGCATGTCGGTCCACATCTGATTGACGTTGCCGCCGTTGGACGCAAGCGCCATAAAACGCTCACCGATGGGCTGCAAAACGTTGAACAGATTTTGTGCGTTAACGCTGTTGGTATTAAGCTTGTTTCCGGTGGCATCGAGAATGTCATTGAGCGGAGCACTCTTGTCAACGGCGTTGGCCGCTGCGTCTCCGAGTCCCTTGATCGCCTCGGCGTACGCGAAAGCTGCCTCGTACTCAGAGGTTTGAAGCAAGCCCAGACCTTCAAGCGCGAGCTTGAGACCGGCCAGCTTCGTTGTGGAGTCTCCGGCTGCCTGTGCGATCTGCCGGATACCTTCGGCGAGCTTGGCACCACCGGGACCGACGCGTGCGAAATCAGCCTGCATCTGGTTGAAAACGTCACGCATGCGCTGCAATTCGGCAGCGGCTTCGTTTCCACCGTCACCGGAGTTGCGCAGCGTGTCCGAGAAGTTCTTGAAGACGGCCTCGCCACCCGTGACGATTCCGGTCAGAGTCTCGCTCGAAACGCCCAGACGGTCGAACGCTGCCTTTGCTTTCTCAGCGTCTTGCGCCTGCTTCTGCATGGCGTTGAATTCGTTGCCCTCAGCCGTGGAGAACGGTCCCCAGCCGGAACGAACTGAATCGCCTTGCTTTCCACCGCCGAACCAAAGTTCCTGCAAATGGTCGATGAAGTCGGGGACCTGCTCGGCCTTTGCATTGAGGTCGGCCATCATCGTGTCCATGCCACCAGTTATGGTGTCGAACACCGTCTTTCCGACCATGCCACGGTCAGTGATGAACGCCTCTTGCAGGTTGTCCCTGAATTCCGCTTGGTGCTTTGCAGATTCGTCCAGAGTCTTGTCGAACGCTTCGATCTGATCGCGTGCGGCCTGAATCCCCATGAACAGGCCACCGATTGCCAGACCGGCGATACCTGCCTTGGTTCCCCACGCGGCGAGCTTGTCGCCAACGCCCATGATCGCACCGGATGCCCTACGGCCAACTGGCCCAAGGTTTTCCAGTGCTCCGGCCAGACCCAGAACGATGTTCTGCGCACCCTTGAACCCAGTGAATGCGCCAATGAGAATCTGAATCGTGTTGCGCAGCGGACCAAGTACAGCGCCGACCAGTTTCCACGCGACGACCAGGCCCATGATCCAGCCAATGACTTTGCCGCCGCCGAATTCGTTGAGCAGATCGAGAATGTGCTGCAAAATCTCGGCGGCAACGCGCACACCCATGAAGAACGTATCGCCGAACGCGCGAGACAGGTCGGTGACGAAAGTCAGTGCCTCCCTGGCTGTTCCACCAAGGTCCTTCATCACATCGACCCATTGGGCCATCTTGTCCGTGCCCATGTTGCGCACGGTGTCTGCGATGTCACGCAGCATGCCATTAGCAAGCGAACCCTGGACGGCGTTGTTGAACCGTTCCATAGAGTCGGCGAATCGCTGCAACGCATTTTCGCCGCTTCGGTCTGCGAACATGGTCAGAAGCGCCCAGAGCGCCCGACCTGCATCCATCAGACCGGCAACCAAATCCTTTGTGCCGGAGACGCTTTCACGCATCCACCGCATGAGGTTGCCGTTTTCACGGTTGATCCGTGCCCATTCGGCGAATTGGGTTGTGACACCGGGCAATTGAGAAGCAAGCTCACGCAGGAAGTCGGTGCCGACCACGGCAATGTCGCGCATACCCTCTGCGGCTGGCTTGATGTTCTCGCTCAGCCCAATGAGCATCTGCGCGGTTCGACCAACGATGGTGTTCACGTCGGTGATCGTCTGACCCTGCCCGATGAATTCAACGAGCCGATCCTTGGCGAATCGCCATGCGTTTGCCATCTGCAATGCACCACTGGTCAGATGTGGCAGCAAACCATCTGTGAGAGCACGCAATTGCTCAGCGCCACCCTGAGCGAAGGTGGTCATCATCTGTTGCTGAACTTCGCGCAGCTTATCGCGCGTGTAGACGACGGCCTTGGCAAGATCGCGGAACTGCGGAGGCAGCTTCTCGATTGCCTCCACCATTTCTTCGGCGGTCTCAGCCTTGAGAACGTCCTTGAACAGTTCCTTGAATCCCGACGTGATCGCCTTGAGTGAACCGACCGCAACGAGCACAGACGAAATCAGACCGGGCAGTGCGAGGAACCCGCCAGCCAGTTGCTTGACCCCATCGAGCGCACCGAGCAACAGGTTCGAAAACCACACCAACGCACGGCCTGCCACCTGAATTGCGGCAGGAATCGACGCGAAAATGCCCAGCATCATAGACGCAAGCAATGGGTACCGCTGAGTCCAGAATGCAAGCGACTGACCGAACACATTCATGCGTGAGGTTAACTGCTGCCAGCCGCGTGCCATAAGCGCAGTACCACCGATCAACTGCACAGTGCCCAGTGAGAGCTTGTCCATGTTGTTGATCAACCCACGGATCGGACGCGAAACGCTTTCCAATCTGTCGTGGAATCCCTTGAGAGCCAGATCACCACCGATGGTGTCAGATGCCAAGCGGTTCAACGCTTTTGACAGGATGCCCGTCTTTGCAGCGATACCGGCGATAGTCGCACCAACGAAGGTGAACGTACGGAATCCGCTTGCGAATTGGACGAGTTTGCGCCGGTTGCCGGTCAACTGGTTGACCGCTGCGCCCATACCGATGAACTGCGCCGTCAGCATGGACAGGATGGACGCGGTACCCCCGGCCCGGTGGACGGCCCTTGTCAGACCGATGAAACCCCCGTTGGTACCTCGGAATTCGCGGTAAACACGGGCCAGCATGAGGGAAGGTGGCAGCAGCTTCTCTGTTGCTCCGTGCAGTCCCTTCAAACGGTGTTGCAGGTCGAGCACGCTATCGGAGAACCGGCGCGTGGATCGATCCGCGTCCCGAACGCCACCTTCATAGCGACGAGCGGAACGTCCGGTGGAATCGAATTCCCTTGCGGCGTCGTTAAGTTCGCGCTCCATGCGGTTCATGTGCTGTTCGAACTGACTCATCCGGCCAGAGAGCGCACGCACCGTACGTTCGAACGCCTGTAGCGCCCGATCTGCCATCTTGGCACCGCGAGTATCGGAGTCAACGCGAATGCGACCGCGAGCGGTTCCCAAATCGTAATTGGGCACCTATCTCACCCCGTTTCTCTCCAAACTACAGTGCCTTCTTCTTTCTGTTTGCCCGGTTGATCAACGATTTGTCCACTGCCACCGAACGATCCGATCTTATCCGGCTCCCGATGGCGTTTGATTTTCACGCCGATGTTTCTCTCAAGAGCACCGAGTCTCGCTCCGTTTGCAAGGGCGTCTGTACCTGCACCTGGCTTACGTCCTTTCCGTGAGCGTTGCTCGGCTTCGTCCATTTCGCTCGACACCTTGCGACCGAAATAGTAGACGCCTCTATTGAAGTAAAACCCCTTCGGGGTCGTCGGATCGAAGTGCCACAGGTCCGTCGGTAGGCAGTTGTACGCCTGACTCATGTTCCATGTCTCCCACACCAGCCTCTTGTTCTGGGCGAAACGTGGACAGTCCCTCGGTTTCGAAGATCACCGCGAAAAGCTCCATGCGGTCGTCCCACGGAAGCCAATCGACGTAGATCAGACCCTTTTGACGAGCGGCCTCGTCACGCGGGGGAATGTGCAACTGCGGCTGGATAACACCAGCCTGCACAACGAGATTGACCATCTTCTCCATGCGGGTGTAGTTATCCGCTTTCATGATGGCGCGATTGACCGCCTCAGCGGCTTTCTCGTTGTCTTTCTTGGCGTCGTCGGTCATGAGAGCCTTGGACATGAAGTCCAATTCCTCTGCGATTCCGCACTTGATCAGGTCGCCCATATCGAGTCGGCGAACTTGAACGACCTGCTTGCCCTCTGACTCAGCGGCATCCGCTGCCGCTTCATCTTCGGCTGGACCTACGCCGATGATGTAGTCGAAGGGCAGCTTGAACTCGCGGGACTTTTCCCACTTCGTTTGAACTGCATACCGATTCGAACCGGTGTGATTACCCATTGCGGACTCCTTGGTCTCCTAGTGCAATGTCTTCTGTTTTGATCAGGGCTACCGGATCAACACGCCGCGTGCGCTCCCCGGTAGCCCCGTCTTGGTTACGAGGGAACCGTGACCAGGATCGGCGGGCAGGGATCGCTCTCCACGCCGCCCACGGTGGCCGTCACCTGGAACCACACCGGCCCTGCGGTGAGGCCGGTCTGAGTGACGTTGGCCGACACGCTGGTGGCGGGGGTACCTTCCTCGAAAGGTCCGTCCTCGTCGTCAGCGGAATAGATGCCGTACTCGGTGGCACCGACGACCGGCGTCCAGAGAAGCTGGGCGCTGTTGTTGGTGACCGTGCCGACCGTGAGGTTCAGCGGCGACTGCACCGGATTCGGCTCCGGCGTCAGCGAAATGGCCGAACTGGTTTCGCGTCGGAAGATCGAGTAGAGCAGGTCGTTGGTGTCATCCAGCAGCGGGTAGCCGACGCCACTGACGCTGGTGGTGGTGAATTCACCGTCAGCGAAGTTGGCCTGAATGTTGTCGTTCGCGCGGCACCGATAGATTCGGACCAGCACGTCGCCGCCTGAATCCGAAATGATCTTGCCGTCGATGCGGAACCACGGACGGGTCTGCGTTCCACGCTTGCGGACCTCGACCTCGCGGTAGGGAGGCAGACCGCGCTCGATGACATCGCCACCGGTGAGGATCGCCCACACTTCGGTTGCCATACCACCGGATTCGAGGTCCCAGTTGACCGATGCACCACGGCCACGCGTGGTGATGAGCTTGTCATCACCGCGAAGCTCTTGGAATTCCTCGGCCTCGGCGAAGTTGAGCGTCTGAATGTAGGGCAGGTCAACCGAAGTCGGCCCAAGCACCTGACCAGACGCGTCGATGTACTCCGTCAGCTTCACGTCGTTGCAGCCGTACGGAAGTGCAGTCGAAACGGGTGCGGTCATTTTCTTTCTCCTACTACTTCGGTCGTTTGAATTCTGTTGTCTCGTAGGGCAGAAGCGGTGCGCCGTGGGTTGGCTTGCTCAAGTCCCAACGATGCCTGATTACCGTCGTCTTGCTCGCCCCGCAGAAACGGGAGTTGCAAAGCGCCTCAAGAATTCCGGTGGCGTCTTCTGTGACGACACCGAACTTCTTGTTGGCGCAACGGATTTCAGGCACATTGGGCTACTTGCTTTCAGCCGGTTCCGGCTCCGGCGAAGGCGACTCGTCCAGGTACTCGAACATCGTGGGGAACTTCTCGGTGAGAAGATCGGCCACTTCCTGCGAAAGCGTGTTCCGCTTGCCGTCGCCCACTTCGAACGTGAAGATGTTGTTGCGGAAATTCGCCTGCACGCCGGGATGATCGACGCCGAACGCCTGCTTGAAGTCGCTCTTGCGAAGCTCGACGTGGGTACCGCCCTTGTAAGGGATGTATCGCACGCGCTTTCCGCTGGTATCCGGCCCAGCAGCGCGCGGGGACACGTCGCGCTTGTCGGACTGGCGTACGGCTTCCTGTTCCTCCGGCGAGAGGTCGGCAGCAGGGCCGACGTTCTTCGGGGTGGCCTGCACGTCGCCTGCCAGCGGTGCCTTGGGCTTGCTCTCTGCCATCGATCTGCCTTTCGTGAACGGGCCTCGGTTGCGATCTTAGGTCATTGCACGGTGTTTCGGTCGTACAACACGCTGAATGTGGCGTTTCGTGCGAGGGTTTTCCAGCCCTCGTCCTCCAAATTACCGCTCTGACCTCGACGTTTTACACTGGTGACTCTAACACCGTCTGTGCCCGTTTGAGCTTCGACACTCGCCCAGATGTCGTTGATACGCTCAAGGATTCGCTCGATTGGCAGGAAGTTCCGGCCACGATCCTTGGGCATATGGCACCAGACCATGAGGTCTCGCGGACCCCGGTTGATCGTTGGGTGCAAGTCCTGGTCGAGCCAACGCGTGACGATGAAGTACCCAGAGTCGAACGGGCGCTTGTCGATTGAGTCAAGCTCTTTGATCCGAGACGGCGTAATCCCCATTGCATTCAGCTCGGGATCATGCGCGATTGAATCGTAGAGAATGGACGGGTGCATTACTGTGCCCTTTCGAGTCGGTCGATCAAATGCTCTAGGTCGTGCATCAGTTTACGTCCCATCACAGGCAGGAATGGACCAATGACGGCGTACTGCCCAGAGTTGGCTATTTCCAGCCAGATTCCGTAGTGAACGGAGTAAGACATGATCAGTTCATGCGAGCCGGGACCAAGTTTGTTTGCAACGGCTAGCAGACCGGACCTCGCTGCACCAGTCCTATCGGTCCATGGGGCACGCATCTTGAGTTGGCCCGTAGCGTATGCTGCCTCGTAATCCATGAGTGCATCGACGGCACTTTCCATGCGCCGATCAAGATTGCGAATGTTAGTGCGAAGCTCTTGAGCGTCATACTCGAAAGTTACCTTTGCCATGGACTTGCCAGACGTTCATCGATGTAGATGGTTCTGCGTCGATTACGAAAGCACCGCTGGCACATATAAACACCAGGCTCAATCAGAACACGATGGAATTCCAAAGGGATTCCGCACTCAGGATTGGCGCAGTAACGCTCATCCGTGAGAGGGGCTGTCTCCGTGGGAAACTCCACCGGCCTTGACCTCGTATCCGTTGTAGGGCTGCACCCATTCTACGACGTAGGTCTGGCGATTCTCGTCGTCGCCTTCGGTCCAATGGTCACCAATTTCGACCACGGCATCCCAGTTGCCTACGAGAATGAAATCGTAGCGAGAGGTTTCTGTGCCTTCATCGGTATTGACCTTGCCGCCTTGATCGGCACCCGGCCAGATGACTTTGAAATCCTGTGCAGGACGGGGCGGTACGTCGTTGTAGACCTTCGTGCCTGCAACCCACGTTTCATTGGTCGGATACAAAACCAAAGAGGTTTTGTCTCGATTGATGAAATCGCGAGTTCCCTTGCGATGCAACGCAAGTTCAGCCGCGTTCATTAGACCCTCGTTGCGCGATGCGAAGCGAAACGGCCTCGTCCCAGTGTGTCGGTAACGGTCGCCTTGTCTTCGGCGTCAGAACGGGCCTGCCAGTCGCGAATCATTTCGACGGCACGCTCATGCAAACGAACAGTGCGGCTGGACCCCGATTCCGAAACGTCCTCCGTCGCAGCGGATTTGGCCGCAATGGCTCGCCAACCCGCCAGGATGGTTTTCGTTTGGGACAGACCGGAGTCCAGCCACGCACCGATTGCAATGTCGGTGATGCCCAGATCGTTTGCTTCGTCGGCCAGTTGGAGCTTTACGGCGTCAATCGCAGACTGATCGGCCACGATTCGCTCCTACTTCTTGGTGGACTTCTTCGCCTCGGCCTTGACCGGCTCCGCGTCGGTGACCGGCCCGTCGTTCTGAGCCTGCGAAGCGGCGTCGTCGCCCTCACCGGAAGCCGGAGACGGGTCGCCCTCGGCGAAATCGTCGGTGAAGCCGACGTTCTGAGCGACCATGGACTGATCGTCTTCGTCGGGCACTGCCGGAGGCTGCGTGCGCTGAGCGAGGTTACGTGCCTGCGCTGCGGCCTCGGGGTGACGGGTGTCCTGCAAGACGAGAGCGAGCTTGTCGTTCAAAGCATCCCGGTCGTCACCAGACGAATAGGTCTGGCGGTACTCGGCGGGAGCCTTCTTGTTGGCCTCGTCAATCGCGGCCTTCACATCATCCTTCGTCTTCAACGAGAGGACGTAATCGATGATGTCTTCGTCAACGTCGTCGCCCTGATCGCTGTAGGAACCGAATCCCTCGGATTCCTGACGCAACGCGACGGTGGCGAAAGCGCCGGGGGAGTTGACCGGAATTTCCGGCTCGACGGCTACGCCGTTGCCTTCGGCGTCGAACTGCAACGCGCGACCAGTGTCGTAGTCCAGCGTGGTACCCGGCAACGGAACGCCGCCCACGTCGTAAACGGCTGCCTGACGCGCCATTTCGCCAAGCTGGCCGAACTGCGCGGACTCCGGTGGCTCACCGGCCTGTTCGTGCGGCAGAGCGTTCTTCGCCTTGCCACCAGGAAAACGACGCTCGTTGGTCTCGACCAGATAGCCTCGACCGGACGACCGCGCCCATTCCTTTTCCTCCTTCGTCCACGGACGATTCGGGTCCAGAACCAAGCTCATTTCCTCTGCCTTTCAACGCAATTCAGTTTGATCCGGTAGGGCCGGGGATCAATCTCCCCGGCCCGTCCCAGATTACACCAGGAAGCCGCCGCCCTTGCGGAACTGCTGCGGGATCACGTAGTTGCTGTGCGGGAGAGCACCCAACTGCATGATCGCAGCACCGCCGCGCTGGCGAATGCCCGTGCCGCCCGACCAGGCGTAGAACGCGTCGATCAGCGGGTACCGCTGGTAGTTGCCGGGGATGATGCGAAGCCCCTGCATCGACGGGTTCTGGTGTGCGCGCAGGCCGACCGGGTTGCGAAGGTCGAACCGGCCACCGGAACCGATGAGGCACAGGTACCCAGCGGGGATGTAGGTGTTCTCCGCGATGTGCAGGTGCCCGTACTTGCCGATGATCGGGATGCCTCGGAACACGTCTCCCGGCTGAGTGCCAAGCAGACCCTCGGCGTTGGGGAGAACGGTCGCGGGCTGACCGGGCGACTGAATGAAGTCGTAGGTCGCCGTCACACCGTTGGTCATGACGCCGCGCCGGAACGTGCGAATCACATCCGCTTCGGCCTTGTTGACCAGCAGGAGGAATTCGGTGCCACCCTCGGCGCTGTAACCGTGCTCGGCCAGCAGCATGTAAAGGGTGTCCAGATCGCCTGGATCAAGCGCGGTGTTGCCCGACCGCACGTAATGCGTGTGCGTTGCGTCGAACGTGTTGTTCGCGAAGGGAGGCGGTGCAACGCCGTCCGTGCCGTTGTAGAGCGGGTAGACGTTGTACGCCTGGTTGCGGATGTTCGCGCGACGAACGCGGTTGTCGAACAACGCTTCCATGACCTTGCGGAAAACGAGGCGCTTGTGCGCCCAGAGAATCGCGTTGTGGATCGCCTCGACCTGACGAGCGTCGGCGTCCGCGAGGAACATCCACGTGTACGCGTTGCGCTTGTCGTAGTGCCGCAGGTCGTAGCCCATCTGGAACACGTCGATGGGCAGACCGGCACCGCGAGGCACGCCAAGCTCGGAGGCTTCCTCGAAGGTGACCTCACCGATCTGCACGACCGGTTCGACCGGAACCTCGACGTTGAACGTCAGAAGTTCGATCAGTCGGTCCATTTCCTCGTTGTAAATCTCCGTGGTCAGAGCGAACTCATTCCACAGAGCGTTGAGGTCCGTGCCATCGGCGGTGGCGGTGACAAGATCGCCACCGGTCATGATCCCCTCTTGGCGTACCGGTGCGGTACCGCCGCCGAGAGAACCCCACGCCGTCAGCGCGAGAAAGCGCGGATCATGCGGAGGCATGATTTCGAGGTCGCTGGCCGACCGCGCACTTCCGTTGGGTCGCTCCAAGAGTGCCGTCGTCATGGCGTTCCCTTCGTTCACTTTCCGATTTCGAAGCTGTTTGCTGTACGAATTCGCCGCGATTACGCTGCGGCGTCCTTCTCGTTCACGTTGACGATCAGGCGGTCGGCTTCGACCGTGTGACCGATGTAAACGCCGTCCGCGCCCTTGGTCGCGTCCACTGCGCCGTTGGGATGGGCGTAGTAGTTCGTTCCGGCAGCCGGTGCGCCCTGTGTGCCGTCAGCGGCGGTGGTCTTGAAGTTGACGATTTCGCCGTGCTTGCCCACGTCGCAGATGTCACCGACTCCGGTGTTGATCCCACCGTCGAGCAGGTTGCCGTTCATGTCGGTACCCACGGGGATGATGACAACGCCGACGATTCCGGTCTGGCCTGCGCCACCGAGAACCGCCGCGCCCTGAGCGTTGATGCCCACCGGCAGAACGCGGTTGGCCTGAGTGGCGAGATTCACGGCTGCGGCCAGTGGAGCGCGGAAATTGCCGACATACCCGTCGTACTTGTCCCAACGAGGCTTGGTCGTCAGATTCGGGAAGCTCATTTTTCCTCCACTATTGGCGGTTCGCGACTGATCCTAGCATCGAAGGTTACAGGATCAGTACGCGAACACGCCCGAATTCCTACCCGGCGACAATCGGTGCGCCGCGAATTGCTGAGTATTTCTTGCCCAACGCCTGACGCTGTTGGACCTTGGCCGCGTCGGGGTTGGCCGGGGGAGCCGGAGGCTTGCCGGAGGGCCGACCGGGAGCCGCTGGCGGGGTCTGCTGCTGCGGGTTGTTCGGATCGGGCTGCTGCTCGGGACCTTTCGAAAGCATCCACGGCTTTTTCGTCGCCAGTTCCTTGACGGCGTTGTCCAGACCCTCGACGGTGGCGATTTGCTTGTCGATGTCCACTGTGACTTTCACGCCTTCGGCGTCCCGCAGTGAAAGCAACGCGTCGTTGGCGTCGTGCCACTGGTAGTCCTTGTGCGTGAGAAGTGCGTTCTCCAACGACTTCTGGGCGATGAGATTCTGCGCAGCGGCGATCTGTTGATCCTTCTGCTGGATCGTCTGTTCCAACTGCTGTTCGCGCGTCTTCTTCGCGTTCTCGGCCTCGGTCTCCTTTTGCTTGTAGCCCTGATTCTCAGTCTGCAACTGCTGAATCTGGGACGAAAGCGACTGGACCTGTGCGAGAAGCTGATTCACGTCCACACTGGCAGCCCCGCCAGGCTGTTGGGCGGTCTGCGGAGCGCCTGCCGGAGACGTTGCGGGCGGTGTTGCAGCGGGATTGGGCTGCTGCTGTTCGGGATTGGCCGGAGGGGTGGCCGTTGCCGGGGGAGTGGGAGACGAACCGCCGAAAATCGGCCATGCCCGTAGGGCAGCCGCCTTCGGATCGATTTGCGCGAGAAGCTTTGGGGGTATGGCGTTCATTTCAGTGACCTTTCCGTGTGTCCGGTTGCTGGCGACATTACTCTTACGCTGCATTTTGTGTCCACTCTCTGTATTGACCGGCTGCTAACTGCGTCAGAAACAACTCGAATGGGATCAGATTCGGTGTGACAAAGCACCTGCACTGCGGGTGAGGCTTTTTCGGGACCGTTTCGACGGTGTAAATCTGTCCGTTGAGGCGCGTGCAAATCTCCATCGGGTCCGGTTCATGAATCCGAGAGTTGTTCCAGCGCATGCCTTCAACCCATGGACGGTCCTTTGAAATTTCGATGGAAGTGGCGTGGAAAGCGTTGTTAAGCTCTGTCCGTCCCAAACGCAACGCCGCATAGGCCGTCCCACCGGGCGTGCCGGGTCGTATATGTGCTCTGACAGCTTTCGCGATGTCCTGCGCACTGTCGCCCCTCACAATCGAAGACGTTACGAGACGTTGTATCCAGTTATTCGCCAGACTCCGTGTTCGATAAACTCTAGCTGACAGAGGCTCACGGCTTTTGTGGAGTGATGAAATCGCGTGAGCGACGCCATTGCGGGCAGCCTGTCGTTGAGATTCAACAAAGTATGCCGTAGAAGATGCGTCACGAAGGGCGGCGCGCAAGTAACGTCTATCGGTTTCGGTGAGTCCATCGACGGCTGCCTCAGCTTCTTCACTTTGTCCGGCTTTGATGATCGGTAGAAGCTCGTCAAAGAGTTCGCGATGAACTTCCTTGAGTTCCTTCATTGCAAGTCGAATCTGCGCAGTACGGACCCCCGCAGAGAATGTAGAACTTCGGCCTACGAGAATTAACCGGTTGGACGCATCCTCGGCGGCATCGACCAAAGCAGTGCGTACTTTCACATCCGTTTTGTTCTGAATTCGTGCGTATCTCGTCAGCCATCGTCGCCTCAGCGTGTCGAATGAGGTCTGGTCATCGTGGGGCAATGGCCGGGTCATAGTAAACGCCACTCTAGCACTTCATGATTGGTGATTATGAAGTAGCGCCATTGCAAAGCAGGCTCAGGCCACCCGCGTATATCTCTGGGGGAAGGCCATGGAATGTTAGTAGGATGCGTGTGCCAAATGCCTAGAATCGGGTTCGCATGCCCTGGATTGTTTTCGAAGATTTCGTTGATGGCAATTTGGTACTCGTCCTTGTCGAAAAAGAAGTTCGACTCAGCGATTTCGTGTACGTTTTCGATGTAGTAGATGCTCTGTTGTACGTCGAGCAATCCACACAGTTCGTTCTTGGACGAATGGCAGTCCAGAATCAACCGTTTCTTCGTGTCCTCTGACAACGGATCATCGGGGTAGAAAACTGCCTCGACATGCCTGTCCCCTACGGGAATCAGGTGGTTTCCGTGCGTGGGTGAATCGATGGGTCCGGTACTCATCGCTTATCGCCGCCTTGCCGCCTTTCGCCGCGCGGGCCGCTTCTTGACTCCGGCAGCTTTCTTACCTGAAATAGCTCTCATTCGCGTGTCGTACTTCTTAATTCCCGCAGCACTTTTCGCCTGCGGTGTCTTGTGCTTGCCACGGCGAATGACAATCGTGGGTCCAGCGCCCCGAGAAGTGCTAAGGCGAGCCTGTGCGTTTCCGGCAGTTGCTCGTAGCGCGGGATTGTTAACCGAGAAATTGCGCTTGAAAGCTCTCGCAGCCTTCCCTCGGCGGGTATGAATGGGTAAAACCTTGGAAGCTGCTTTTCCGGCGATCTTGTCGGCGGTCGTACGATGAGTCGTAGATTCGACGCGAACGTATGCGCCGACGACGACTCTCTTACGCTTCGTGACCACCGTGCCAGCGTTGAAACCGGCTGTCTGCGAACGCTTGTTGACGCGCGCATAAGGAACGAAATTGGCCTTGAATCCTGAAACACCTCTACCACGACCGCTCACAGATCGAGAAGACGACTTCGGGCGCGCCTTAGTTCCGGTGCCCACCAACGCTTTTGCACCACCACGGAAGGCCGCGTTGCCAGCCCTGGCAACCCAACGACCTTTTCTGTCACGCGCTTGCAGCGGGTTGTACGCCATCAGAGTGTGTACGTTCCTGTACCGAGAACCGAGTCGAAATACTTCCGGTTGCGGGACGCGCGGATTTCACTGGCAGTTCGTAGCCCCTTTTTGTGCATTTCCGATCCCACCACTCGTCGTACGCGTTCCTGACGCTTGCGCTCACGGTACCGCCGAGACCGCATGGTCGATTTGCCCTTCGGTCCCATTGTAAGCGCACGTGTGCGGGTACCGGTGACTGCGCGGGGAGTTCGCAGAGGTTGCCGGGACGACGACACCCGGCGAGGTCCACGACTGACGTTGCGGGATGCGTACAGTTGCCGACCCATGGGTGCTGCCTTGGCTCCCAGCACCGCAGCAGTACCGACCCCTGCGCCAACAGCGGCCACCTTGAGTGCTTTCCTGCGCCGTGCCCTGTTGGCCGGTGAGTTGAATCGCTTCACGGCCTTGCGAGTGGCGACAGACCCGCCAGCGCGTGCCGCTGAAAGTGTTTGTCTCCCAGCGCGTTTGACCTCGTTTTTGACGGTGCGACGACGACGCTTACGCGCAGAGACCAACTGCGCCTTTCGCAGCGCAGCCTTTCGTGCTGGCGTCATCTTGTGAGAGCGAGCCATCACCGTTTCCGTTTCTTCTTGAGCTTGTTCACTTTTCGCACGCGCTTGTTGTGGGTGTTGACGCCCTTCTTGTACGCCTTCACGCCACGACCGGTCATGTAGATGCCACCCTTGGTGCGGTGGGTGTACATCGAACCCTGCACGATCCGTGCCTGTTTGCCGATCTTCTTGTCGGCGCGCTTGTTGACGCGGCTGATCTTGCGATTGATTCGCTTGCCACGACGGCGTTTTCGCGCAGAGGCCAACTGTGCCTTGCGAAGTGCGGCACGCTGGCGTGCGGTCATCTTCCGCTTAGCCATCAGCGGCGCTTACGCTTGCGCCCACGGAACTTCGAACCGGCGAGCATGGCCGCGTTCGTGGGATGACCGAAGACGGCGACGGTGGCAACCTTGTTGACGCGCTTGGCCGTTTTGCCGTACTTGCGTCCACGCCAGTTGCGCGAATACGCGCCCCGGCTGTGGTACATGTCCGAGGCTTGGCGGCTGATTCCACCACGGCCCTTGTAGTGCTTGCGAGCGTAGGAACGCTTGGCCGCATTGGAACGCTTCACGGCACGGTAGGTGCTTTTCGCACGACCGCCCTTGCGTCGTTTCCGAGCAGAAGCCAACTGCGCCTTACGCAATGCTGCGCGGCGCTTGGCCGTCATCTTGTAGGCCATCACTTCACCTTTCGTTGCAACCCAAACCAACCGAGAAACTTGTCGAACCACGTTTCTTTTCGTGGGGGTGTGTCCGGTGAGAAAACGAGCTTGATCTGTCCCCGTGCCAAGCCCAAGTTGTAATCAGGTTTCATCGGGATTGCCTTCCTCCACTGGTGTTTCGACCGGTGTCTGTGGATTCGGGTCCGGTGGCAGTTGATCGTCGGGCCAGTTGTGCCAATCAACCGGGGGTGTCCACACCAGAGTGCAACTACGCACGAATGGCTGCCAGAGCATTGCACGCCGATTGGCGTAGACGTTGAGAACGGCCAAGTCCAAAGCGGCCTGGCCCACTCCGGCAGAAGCGATCTGAACGTTCCACTCCGTATCAGGGAGCGGATTGCCGTTCTCGTCAATGCTTACTGCGACCTCGAAACGAAGCCCGAATTCTGTATTCGGGATGTCTTCGATTGCAGGAACGCCTTCGTGCATTGTCAGTACCACTTTCCGTTGAAGGGACCGGTGCCGGAACTGTAGAAGATCGCACCGAGAACGAGCAGGATCAAACCGGCCACCCAGAGCAGGGTGATACCGAAGACCAGGCCGAGAATGAGAAGCACTACACCGAGCAGAATCATTTCAGCCTCGTTTCCGTCGTTTCTTTCCCATGCCCTTTTTGCGGGGAAGCTTGCGGTACCTTACCTTTTTCCCACCCGGCGTCTTGTGCGCCCACTTACGCGCCCAGCTTTTCTTGTTGGCAAATGCCCAACGCCACTGCGCTTTTGAACGGAAGCGGCCTTTCTTGCTTTTCCTTTTCGCCATACGTCACCGTTTGTTCCAATCATGGCTGCACCATACGATCCACTGTCGGAGAGGATGCCCGCTTTGAGCGTCGGCGAACCCTACGCAGACCGGGTGTGATCAGCACGGTACGGCCTCCGATCATGCGAAGGCTGGCCTTGAACTTACGACGTGCGCGACGGGCCATGCCCCACAGCGTACTAGGGACTCAGCGGAACCTGTGTGACATCTGGCGGGATTTCGACTGGATTCCCAAACTGATCGATGGGATTGCCCTGGTCATCGAACTGCTGCTCGCCTGCCCCACCGTTGTCCATCGCGGACAGACCAAGAGAGGCGTCGGCCTCTGCCTCAGCCAACAGCATGTCGGCAATGTCGTCGTCGGTCAGAGCGTTGCCCTGGTCGTCCACTTCGGGATATTCCCAACCGATGCTGCGCAGTTTCGCAACGGCCATCTTGCGCAGAATCAAATGCGCCTGCTGCAACAGCAATGTGTCTTGGGTGACCTGAGTCTTGTTGACCGGCATAGGGTCAGCGAAGATGCAAACCACGCTGCATTCGTTCAACAGATCAGCGGAGGCGAACGGACGCGAACCATCCTGCTCTTGAAAGTCGGATTCGTATGCGGGAAGCCACATCGTCATCCAATCGTGGAGGAACTGGTCCATAACCACGATCATTTCAAGCTCTTTTTCCTCGTTTGCGGCGAGAAGCGGCTTGAGTTGCAGTTCAAGGGAAATGCCCGATTCGGCACTGGTCACATCCACGCGACCGATGGCGACTTCGGGTGTACCGGAACCTTCGGCGATGCCCTTTTCATCGATCCACTTCATATGATCTTGGAACGGAGACACATCCTGTACGCCGGAGACACGTTCGAAATAGTTGTCATTGCGATTACCGGCAATTTCCACGATCTGCATAGGACCGATGTTCCAATCGGTCAGTTCCCCGGTGTTGGGATCGACTGGGGCAGAGGCGTTTGTAACGTACATGCCGAGACCCTGGAAAACGATTGTCGCGTCTTCGTCGGTCAGGCTTTGGTTCAGGGCGTAGGCAAGTGTTTCCATGCCCTCCAATTGCGAAGTGCCCCAAGACGAATTCTGCGGTGGCTTGTTTCGCCACCGGTACAGAGGAAGTTGACTGATCGGTTCGGGAAGTTCTTCTTCTTCCTCGTCGTGCTGCGCAGAACGAACCTGTTCCTTACGCCGTGCCTGTTCGTCGCTGATAGCGCCGCGATCATCCCAGTTGCCCAGCGTCCAATGCGTGAGTTCAGAACTGATCCGACCAGTGAACATGCCCTCGTCATTGCGGACACGGCGAAATGTGCGACGACGCGCAAGCTTTTTCGAGGGATCGTCAGGGCTGCGGAAATCCTGCACGATGTCAACCATGTGGAATCCCACCACAGTTGACCCGTCTTCGATGAGGAAAATCTGCCGTGGATCAACTTCATCCACCGAGATACGTTCCCCTGCTTTCTTATTGGGGTCGGCGTGAATGTAGAAGTGTGCATCACCACGGATCAAGCCCCATCGCTTGTTCGACGTGAATTTCGCCTTGATTGCTTCACGCTTGAACGTGGTGCGGAAGTAGGCGTTGAGCGACTGACGAATTCCTTCGTCGCCCATGTCCGGTTCTACGAGGTAGTCGAATCCAACTCCGAGGAAACGGTGGACCGCTTCGACAATTTTGCGCCCACTCGGCATGAGAATCGGAACAGAATCGTCTCCGCGCAGAACCAACTTAAGCGTCTCAGCGGAGTTGAGGTAAATGTTCTCGTAGAGGTCATATGCACGGACCCGATTCTTATCGTTTTCGTCTACGATATTGTCATCGCCACCACGCAGGAACGGCTTGGCCGGATCGTACTGCTTGTGGTTGTACGGCATGAGTGCATCCTACCTTCCGGCCCACGTTCCACGGCGCTTCTGCGTGCGCTGAGTCGGGATTCCCGCAGGGGTATCACCATACCCGCCAGCTTGGGCTTTGCGTCCCAGGCCACGCATGAACTGTCCGCGCGTGACTCGCGTACCGCCTCCCATTTGAGCGGCAACAGCGTGGTACATCCCACCGAGGAATCGGCCTATTGCTTCCGGTGTGTGGTCGTTGAGTTTCATCGGGGTTTCGTATCGTTTCGTAGACGTCTCTGTCTGCTCGTCCTTGGTTTTCGGATACCGATATTCGCCGAATTCAAAAATCGTCTTGGGGCAACGCGTGCTGATCATCATGCGAGGACGGCGAACGTCTTGTGAGGCACCAGCTTGGAACCAAGAGGGAGCCGACATTTCAGCGTCAACGATGCGATCTTTGAGAGCGAATCGAATCAGGTTGAGGCGGTTATCAATATCCCCACCCGTGTGGGGGCGAGAACGGGCACGCTTACCGTGCTGACGAAAGATCGTCTCCAATGTTCGGCTTGCTTCTGGGGCAGCAGGGTCAGCATAGAAGCTGTGGAGGGTATCGGGGCAGAGTCCTCGACGCAGAATCTCGTTGGCGAATTCTGTTGGTGTGAGGTCGGCTTGGTAAAGCTCGTCAACGATGTTGATTTCGCCCCACGGGCCGATCTGAATAAGCAACCAGACGTTCGGGTTGCGATAACCGTAGTCAACCGCTGCGATGGTTTCCCAGTCCTGCGACGGGTTGTAAACCAGTTCGCGCACATGCGTGTCTTCATCGTATTCCTTGAACACCTTTCCCACGAAGTCAGTGAATTCGGCTGCGATTTCCTGATTGAACTCGGGGATCGTCTGGTCGTTGGCAAGCTGTAGCACGCCCGAATCGATCTGCAACCGTTCACTTTTGGCGATTTCGAACGACGTGTAACCGGGATTCTCGGCCATAAGGTACATCAGACGCTTCACATGCGCGTCAATCGTGAACTCATGCGGTGGAATCGGCGTGTCTTTGGGCAGCTTTCCTGCTGCAATCAACCGACCGGTCTCGGTGTACACGTGAGGGTTGCGCCAGGATGGAATGCGGTGCGCGCTCCAATTCAAAGTGCTTGGACGCAACGCCTTTTGGTGCAGATCGTAGTACCAGTTCTTTCCTTCTGGCGTGGTGGTGAACTTGGCCCAGCCTCCGAAGTCCATCAGCGTAGGCATGATCATCTGTTTCCAGACGACTTCCTTCTGCTTTGCAGCTTCTTCCATATGCACGCCGGTCAAACCCTCACCGACCAGACGTTCAGGAACCGCAGACGATTTCGCAGAGTAAATGAACGCGCCGTCCCACAATGAGACGGTCATATCACCACCCTTGATGTCAAAGTAGGTGCCAGGCTTGTCGAAAGGGATACCAAGAGCACGGCATTTGTTCCAGAAAACGCGGAACGGCTTTTCAGCGTCGGAATAGTTCGGTCCAACAGTCCAGAACTCACGACGCTTGCCGTCATCGAGCAGCGTGGTCGCCATTTCCTTGGTGATCATCGCTTCTGGGATGAATTCGTGGGCGATTCCGGCTGATTTACCCATGCGTCGTCCGCACGTAGCGCAGAGGTACTGTGCGTCGTCCTCCATGAATTCCAACTGCCCCGAATGCGGGTCGAAGACCTTGCGAAACCCGCCAGAGCGTTTGTCGGGCAACACTTCTGCGTCCAAGTACGTCCATTTCGAGACATATTCGACGTATTCGGCTTCGGTACTCATGACTTCATTCTCTCACCAGCGTAAGCAACGTGAAAGCGCGGAATGTCAACGCGTACTTGCAACTCGGTTCCTATGGAACGATAGGGGATTTTTCCCATGAACCACACTTCCCACAGGTCCCACAAACCCGTTGGTGTCCAAGGCATCCCAGCAGAAAGCGCCCACGCTTCGGTAGGCGTTTTTCCCAGCGATATGTGGGGATTACGGTGGCCCTCAGAGCATGTGACCGGCTTGACGATGCGAGGATGTTTTGTCGGAACCAACAGGCCGTGCTTACGAATCGAGTCGTATCGGTCGTGTGGTGCCCAGTGGTAGCCGATCACGGCTCGACCTCACCGATCATGTCATCGATTGCATCCGAGAGCAGACCCCGTGCGATGTAACCCGGCATCGAGGATTCCAGAGAAAACGTGTACACCGTGCCGACACATACACCGTCGTCGTTATAGGACCGTGTTCCCACGACAAGGATTGCGTCAGTGGTGATTCGAGCTACACCGTCTGGATTCGCTTCGTCCAGAGCGTTTTTCACGTCATCGGCGAGATTGCGTAGGCGTTCTTCAAGCCGTTCGCGTTTGGTTCGTTCGATTGCAGCCATGTCCGGTTGGCCTTTCAATTGAAGTGAGGGGGAAACGCAACCACCGGGCGGTGGACTCGGTGGTGCGTCCCCTACTGCGATTGTCGCACGTGCATTTGCAAACACCCCGGACTGGTGTAAGCACCGGCCAGCGCCAAAAGCAGAGCCTAGATGTTGTCGCCCAAACCAGTCGGGTTGTACTGGCCTCCACCGGAACCGCGAGGACCGGCCACCTTGGTACCGAAGACCTCGGAGACCCCACCGACACGCGGGCCGTTGGGCAGCTTGGTCGCCTTGCCCTTGGCGCGCTGATCCGATGCTGCGGCCTCGGCTGCCACCCGTTCGGAGGGGTACTCGTAGACGGGGATGGGTCGGGTTGCCTTGCCGCGTCCGGTGAACAGCTTCTTCACGCGAGCGTTCGTGCCCTTACGTGCCATGGTCATGCTCCTATCTGAGCTAGGTCAGCTTCACGGATTCTATCAACAACGGCTTGCGTTTGCGCTTCTGGCAGCCAGAGTTTCGCCCTGAATCCCTTTGGCTTCGCGCTCAATCCGTCCTTTTTGCTCACGATGGGCTTGTATTCGATCAACCAGGCAGGTTCGCCCTTGGTTACAACGCCTTGTGCGCGTGCTGCGAATCGTCGTGTGCGTGCTTTCTTGATTCGTTCGCGCGCTTCTTTAGCGAGTTGAGCAGCAGTCGGGGCGTCGGCAGCATCGACAACAACCCCGGTATCCTCACTTGCTCCATCACTGTCTGTCTCGCTTGCAGGTGCGTATTCGTCCCCGTCGCTACCATCACCCATCGCGTCTGGTCCAAAATCCCCATGCGGCTCAAGGTCTGATTCATCATCGACCACGGTCGCGTCAAGAACGTCACCGAAGTCTTCTGGGATTCGTTGCGACTTAACATGGTTTGCATTCCGGTAGTCCGTGCGTGACCCTGATGCGAGCGCAAGCATCCGCTCGTACGGTTGATCGGTCGATCCGTGGAAAACGACATCGGGCACCTTCCCAAGCACTCGCTCTGCGAGCCACGTAGCCGCTTTGTAACGGTCGGCAGGCTCGACAAAATCACTTTCGGCTAGGTCTGCCAACACTTTCAGCATGTTGGGCAGTTTCATTTGCATGAACTTCTGCATGCGGGACATGAGTTCCTTAACCATGTCCTGTTGAAAACGCTCACCAAGCTTGGTGTTTGAAATCGGGCGTCCGTCGTCGTTTCGAACGAATGCGCCTAGAATCTCATCGTCTTCGAGGTCCTTGACGGTGATGAATCCGGCCATGAACTTCTGCACACGATCCAAATTCTCGATGCGTTCAGGCTCGATCTTGTCGATTGAAACGTTCTTCGATGACAACCGCTTATCCGCAGGGTGTAGAGCGCCACCATGATTAGCACAGTACGGCGTTCGATTCACCGCCTGGTGTCCGCACTTTGATCCATCCTTCTTGGTTCCGAAACACATCACGTATCCGGTGGAATCAGTGAGGTACTGATGTCCGTACATTGCAAAGAACTTCGGAGGAAGCCACTGCGGTTTGTACGGTCCACGCATGTTGAAGGGAACGTGATGGCGAAGTCGTTTGAAAGCACGCGCTTTCGGTGGAATCAAATCCTCACGCGGGTCGTCAAACGTAGGGACCTCTAGGTCAAGCTCAGGAACAAACAGGTGCGGGCCGTCCGGTTTGCCCATGAGCGCGTTCGGTGCTTCTACACGCTCTGCCATCTGTCTACCCCTGTCGGTTCACGCCGGTACGCACATTCGGCTGCGGGAATTTCGCCGGAGGCGTCTGTGCCGATTCTTGGACCATTGCGGGCTGGGGTCCGAAAAGGTCTGGGTTGCCTTCGGCGAAATACATATCCGGCGTAATGGATTCGGCACCATTTGTCGGATCGGAGCGGAATTCTGCTCGGCGTCGATTGGTTGCGTCGTGCTTATCCGACGCTTCTGCGAATGGCAAATCAGCGCGATGGTAATTGGAATCGGGGTGAGCCATCATCCCTTTTCCGTGGCTCATTTGTGAACGACCGGGACGACCGGGCTTGAGTGGTGAAGTCATTATGCAATTCCTTCCTTTCAC